GGGGCGCTACACTCTCAAAGTGGAGACTACCCCCCCCCATGTTCTACACGCCTAACGGCTATTGTGGCACTCATGCCCACTTAACCTTAGGAGTATTATCATGGCTCGTCGTACAACAGTTGGCTCAGTAACTGGCGCACTCATTGACTCAATGGAAGTAGTCAGCAATGTAGCTGGCACTCTCTCTGATTCAGTAGCACATGTGCGTACAGCAGTAGAAGGCTTAGGCTATAAGGCTCATGTATTCCGTGAGTCAGCAAAGCTGGATGCACAAATCGAACTAGGCAAGATGAAGTCTGACAAGACTCTCGCTGCCAAAGTTGACTTAGCTAAGCAGAAAGCTGAAGTACAACGCTTAATGCAAACAGACAAAGAACTTGCTGCTGTCTGGAATGAAGTTGACGCTGAAGTTAACAAGTGGTTTGAGTAACCTATGGCTCCCTAAAGGGAGCCTAAACCCTATCTACACAACTACACAAAACATTGGATAGTTCGGTAGTGTGACCTAACGGTCATGTTAGTTAACTCTAACAGGACATCTCCAATGCTCGCCTTTGAACTCACTCAAGTAGAAATCCGTACTGAATTCGACTTCATCACTTTGCAGCTTGACCTGCAAATCATTCAAAGAAAGCTCACTGCCCTAAATAAACAAGTGGACTATTGCCTAATAGAACACGACAAAACAGGTGCTGCCAAAGTCATGAGAGTAATCGAAGAATGGCAATTCACCTATGAAGAACAAATCGTCATCCTAAATAACCTGTATGGGAATATCTAAAATGCTCTATCCATTGAACCAAGCACAGAAATACACTCCTCGTTATGACCTCATCAAACAAGTTGCAGAGAAGCTAGATGCTGAACGTGCTCGCTCTGAACAAGAAGACAAAACCATTGAAGTCCTCAGGACTACGGAGCAAGTATGGCTACGTTAAATAAAGACATTCGTGAAGCTAAAATAAACAAAGTCCTCATTGGACTGTTTATTCTGGTTGCCACAGTTGGCCCTTCAGTGGTCAACATGCTCTAAATCCTGGTGCTGCTTCGGCGGCACCTCTGCTCATTTGTTATGGCCCTAACGGGCCTTCTGGCAATAATGCCAAACCTTTTAAATTCGGAGAATTAAATATGTCTATCTTAAACGCTGTTGCTCAGGCTGCTACTTCAACTCCTGCTACCACCTCTACCAAATCACAGCGTAAGCCTGCTGAATTGTGGGTGAACATCGGTATCGAACTGCCGAATGGCCAGTTCATCAAGCTGCCTTACAACCTGCCGCTCGACGATATGAACAAGCTGGAAATGCGTGGTCAGAATCAGGAGTGGTTGCAGGAAGCACAGGCACGTAACATGCTTCTGGACGTGCTGAAACAGCAGGCCAGCTCACTGCCTCAGGGCGAGTCTCAGGTGTTGGGTGAACTCAAAGTTCAACTGTTCCGCCGCTCAGCAGATGCGTCTGTTGACGAAGGCGAGAACCCACTGATGGCTGCTCTGATGCAGGCACTCAACAAATAATCTCATTGCTCACTCCTTCGGGAGTGGGCGTTATTTTTTCACTGGTGATAGTCCATGGAAATATTGCGTATCATCGACCTCATTCATGTTGCACTCGTAATTGATTATGGTGCTATGAGCCATCACTTAGAAATGAAGGAATACATCGAATATGTCGGTGTAGATATTACAGTCCTGGGCCAATGCACAGAGGTATGCAATGGGATACACCTCAATCACTGCGATACTTAATCTCCTAAATGATGCGTTAGCTGAATGGGCTGAAGATAATCCTGATGCTTATAAAGCAGTAAGAGATTGTCCTGTTCTGAAAGTAATAGATGACCAGCTTGAGCATCTAACTAATGTTAAGACTGGTAAGCTATGGCTAACATAATGTTTATTCTGGTGTGTCTTGATGACTGTTTAGAAGCAACACATAGCAGAACCAAACATACCAAATATAAATACTGGGTAATAGATAACGGCTTAACTCTCATTAATGATGGGACGTGTAAAGCAACATCCTTACTGGATAAGTGGAGAACAAGTTATGCAATTGTCAGAGCTGATAAGAGTCTTTACTGAGCACTGTCACATGGAGTGGGCATTCGGTATGTCCATGGCAGAAATGGCATTGCCACCTGCCTGCTATGAGGCAGAGAAAAACCTGCAACTCATCAACCTGTTGAACAGTCGTGAGCAGGTAGGTGAATTTTATAAACCTAAATGGTAAAAACCAAAAACCGAGCCATGTCGGCTAAAGGGTGCCTAAATGCTAAGGTATGAAATGCCCAGGCTGGATTTACTGGGAATCCTGGATAATCTGTTCATCTTTCGGGAGTTCATTGATGGCACTCCAGAGGGTGGCACCAGCCTCATGTATCGGATGATGGAGTACCATCTTGACCCGGAGTTAGACCAATGAACATTCATGAAATCATCCGGTATTACCTTCCCTATTTCGATTCCCATAATCGAAAGAGCTTTGACCAGAGGTTATACCTAACCTCTCGTACAATCTCTCGTCGTCAGTATGCGAGGATGTGGGAACCCTGCTTACTGGAGCATCTGCATGGCAATAGATAAACCACCATTGAGCCGGCTGGTATGGGTTGTCTACAACACCCTGGGAGGCAGAAAGCCTCATCCTGTACCTCTGGGCAGGGAAGCAAATGAGCTTCTCAGAACGCTCCAGACACCGTACTGGAGAGCCTATCGAATGAGGAAATATGGCCATTGAGTATCAGTGAATTATTACTGCAGCGTGTGCCTGGTCAGGGAATACGAACTGTATTATCTGAGATTAGCTCACACGGAGTTATTCCAAAATGGTGGCCGGCTCACCTAATGGCAGCACGACTATGCACCTATCAGAAATAGTTAATCTGTTTATTAACCGGTGGCCAAAGAGAATGCCAACAGGAATTATGTCTCACACTTTCATTATGCAAATAGTGGCTGTCAAAGACCGTCCTCAATTAATAAGGATACTGACGTGAACCATCAACTGCTGCTTATATTGGAACAGAACTGGGCCACCATGGAAGGCACCATCCTCAGGGGTGGAAGGAACAATGGCTGGAAGCTGATGCGTACTCTGCTTGACCTGTCAGGCAAGAGAACCAAAGCACGCTGGAACTGCTAATGGGCACCGGCAGTATCATCCACCTGTATGTGCTTGCCACCATGGATGTACAGCCTACGGCGCCAGGCTACGATGCAGTGATGGGCTACACCAATCTGGTATGGAACAATTTCCCAAATGACCCAGAACTCTCAACCCTCCTGCACGATACCGCTCAGCAGAGTGCTATTCGCTGCACTGTACTGGCAATGCCAACCGACTGAGTGGACAGACTGGGAATCCGTCCCAGACTGCATGAACGGGAGCCTATATTTCCATGGCGACAAGTGCCTCATCTCCACCCTGGTCAGAGCCTGGCAACAAGACAGACTCGACTCCCTATTTACTTAGCCGCTTGCTGTGGCTCTATTACGAGAGGTCGTCATGCGACGAAACAATCAGTACGGATTTTACGGACGCAGCAGTAAACAAATACTGCTCGATGAAGTGTCTCGACCGGATTCACCTATTAACCCTGCTTCGATTCAGTTCGTCATAGCGGCTGCACACCTGGCATTGAAAGATGCCTATAACTTTGGGACGACACCGCGGCAACGTAAGCGTCAGACCAAATTCGCTAACCGCTTCAAAACCCATCTGTCAGTGACGAGGCACATGTATGAGTTATTCGGGTGTAACGGTATCGAGTATCGTTAGGCTGTTCCTGCCTATTGCACGAGACCCCAAATATCATCGTATTCCTGCCGGCCGTAAACGTGGGTGGATATGTCGAATTGGCAGAGCCAAAATCGGCATGACACTCATGAAGTTCAACCGCATGAACCATCAAGACAGAGAGGAATATAATGCCTGGTTCATACACAACGATTACCGCCGTTATGAGGCCACTCATACGGATGATGCACTACGAGTCCTTCCATCTGGATGACCCCAGAGTAAAAGAGCTTGTAATGGCTCTCAGCCGTGCTGACGGCAGAACCGTCCAACTGTGTATTCACCTTGCAAGGCTGGGCTATGCAGATAACTGAAATCATTTACATCATGTATGCCACCAACCATAACGGCTGGGCACTCAATAAAGAGTTTGCCCTGCGGTCACCACTGACCATAAGTCGTGGCTGGTGGATACTGCAGGCGAACCACTATGAGCTGCTTGAACGTGTTGTTGGCAATAAGGTGGTGCCTGATTAACCGGTATCTGGGGGAGGACTTCGACCGAACCATGGACAAATACCTGCGCCAGGAGTTTGGCTGTCAGTTCATACCAGAGCAATATCCACCAAGTCTCTCTATGAGACTGTCTTCTTCGGTTTCCAGAAATGCGCACAATTAACCTGCTGCGGATAATGATGCGGTTGCACAGCCGAACGCATCTAATCACAACAGCCTGCATTGGTCGTGGCTATGACCAAAAACGTGGGCTGCTTCAATACCAATTCATCAAACAACTGGGAGCTGCCTATGGAGATGAGTCAAATAGTTTGCTTATTCCTGAAGAGAACAAACCGACGCTCTAAGCGTTCTTTGAAGGGATGGGTATCAAGCCAGCGTCTCAAGGAGATAACGTCTCAGGTAGCCATACAGCGCTTCTGTGACCGTATGGAGAAGCTCTATGCTCATATCCATAATCTGCAAGATAGCTGAATCTGCCATCCGTACTGACGACGTTAACTTCGAGCTGTACTGGTGGGCCTGCCAATGGCACAACGCCAGAGCCGGCTATGTGGAAAACAGCCTGACCCTCAAATTGCTTCTTCTGGAGCAAGACAATGAACATCACCACCATCCTGTATCTGTACCTGCTGCAGCAAAACCGGGTAGCAACATTCCTCATCCCTGAGGAGCTGGTGTACCTGGGGAACGACTGCCGTAAGTCAGGAGCCACCAACAACCTATGGCTAATAAACGAACGGTATCTTACATCCTTGCGAGATACCTTAAAGGCTGCGACAAGCAAGCCGACCTGAGCTATGCACTGTGCCGTGACTGGCATGAGTACATGGACTTCTCAATCACCAAGCGATACCGACTAAGAGGAATGGCCCTGGCCATTGTGGAAGCGTATGGCCCAATCCCACCAGAGGTTTATTGACTTCGCTGGCTCAGCACTATTGGGCTGGGAGCCAGACGAAGCTGTACTGGTATGCGAAATCGTGTACCTGATTTATTGGACAACACCTGGCAATGAGCAATTCGGGCACCGTGCTGAATTTGATGTTATGGGCAGCGGTGGCCTGATGAATCAGCTCTGCCGAATCAATGAGGAGGACATTCCGTTCTGACCTCTCTTTTCTTTGTTGCTCCGCTGCGTCGGCCTAACGGCCGTGTCGGTTTCTATCTATCAATCGGAGAATAAATATGTCTATCAAACCAATCGTTCATGAATACAAGGTGCATTACTCACGAGCTGAACGTGTGTGGTCTGTCAGTACCAAAAAGGGACTGACGCATCTGATTCGCCTGAACACCAAGTTCTATTACGTGGACAAGAAGCCTTATCGCTATCTGCGTGATGCAATCATGGCTGTCCTGTTACGGGATGAGGTCGTATGAATGTCATCGTTGCTGGAGGCCGGGACTTCACTGATACGGAGCGTATGCACCGTGAACTCATCATCCTTTGTAAAGCTGGCCACGTTGATGCCGATGCCACCCTCGTATGTGGTATGGCTCGTGGTGCAGACATTACTGCATTCCGTCTATGGAAGCAGTTTGGCAATCCGATAATCGAGATGCCGGCTGACTGGGATAGCTGGGGCAAGCGAGCTGGCTATATCCGTAACACGGAGATGGCCCGCAAAGCTGATGTGCTGGTGGCATTCTGGGACGGTGAGTCCCGTGGCACCGGCCACATGATTAGCACCATGGCTGCGATGAACAAGCCTGTCTATGTCGTGAGGTACTGATGAGCCAACTCATTAATAAGCTGCGCCGAGCCATCAAACACCATGTGGCTGCTCAGGCTGAACTGGACTGGAAGGGTAGTCGTCATCCCGACGACTGGCCGGCCATTGACCGGGAGGCTGCTCGTGCAAAGAAACGCCTCGACGAGGTGATTGCGTCTATTCAACTGAAACTGGAGTTCCCTGATTCATGAAAGCTGATACCCAACGTCTCATTGAGACCATGTATAGCAAGCACCAGACCATGGACTTGCTGATGAGTGAGTTCAAGAACGAACCATTCATAACCAACCTCGTTGACCAGTCTGGCCTGGAGGCTGACTTCTGTTATGCCCTGTTATGCCAGATGGCGCTGCACAAGCGTGCCAAGGTGGATGTGCTGGTAGGTGTAATGGCTCGCCACGGTGAGACGTTGCAACAGGTAACAGACATGCTTGTTTCGGCTGCAGAGGCTGACCTCGTAGATTTTAATCCTGCGATTCACCAGTTCATCATTAAGTGGCAACCCGAGCAAAAGGTGTATGACCTGATTGATAAATATCAGTTCCTGCCACCGATGATTGTGCCGCCGCTGCCGGTAACCGGTAACAAAGGCCGTGGCCACCTGACCTGTAAGGACAGTCTGATTCTGAAGAACAACCACCATGACGGAGACATCTGTCTGGATGTGGTGAACCTGAAGAACCAGATTCCCCTTCAGATAAACGTGGATGTCGTAATGGGCATCCGCAACAAGTGGAAGAACCTCAATCGCTGTAAGCCTGGCGAAACCTTCGAGGACTTCCAGAAGCGTGTCGAAGCGTTTGAACGTTTCGAGAAGCTCACCATGAAAGACATGGCGCTCATGGTCAATAACGACAATGAGTTCTACTTCACTCATGCGTATGACAAGCGTGGCCGCAGCTACTGCAGCGGTTACACCATCAACTATCAGGGCAATGACTACCAGAAGGCAGTCGTTGAATTCAAAGACGAAGAAATCGTAGAGGGCTTCTAAATGGCTAATATGCAGCAGCAACTGACCGAACTGAAAGAAGTGGCAGTAGCAATGAAGAACAACCGTATCCGCATCCGTGAAATCTTCTGTGACAAGAACCCAGAGTGCAAAGCAGCCTGCGGCTGTCAGCCTGATGGGAAGAACTACGACGACTCCAAGTGTCCGTTGTTCAAACATGATGCCAAGGGCATCGAAGACGAACTCGACTTCGAGTACAACCAGGCAATCATTCTGGGGAACATTACCGAATGACATTCGTCTGCGCATTTCTCACTATCGTCCACCTGGCGATGACCGGCGCATTAGTCTGGCTCTCTGGTGTCTGCTATAGAGAGAAGCGGATTAGTAACGCCAAGTTTTACGCAGTGGGTGCAGCATTTCTCGCGGTGCCCACAGCTATCTGGGCAGCAAATTTAATCCTTCGTATTTCATAGGAACCAATCATGCAACAATTCAATGGCGCACAGTATCTGAAGATGGACATCGCTTCAAAGTTTGGTCTGGACAAAGAGAACTGGGATGTTCGCCTGGATTGGGTCCGGGAGAACGAGCACCGTCTCGAAGAACTGGTATCGCAGGCTGACGAGTCAGCCGGCTTCCTCGCTGGCGTTATGGCCTTACGGAAAGCTCAATCCGGCAAAGCGACTGGCTATACCATTTCTCTGGATGCGACAGCATCCGGTGTTCAGATTCTGGCTGCACTGTCCGGGTGTGAGAAATCAGCCCGGGCCTGCAACCTGATTGATACGGGTAACCGTGAAGATGCGTACACCATCGTCTACAAGGCGATGAATGAGCGTCTGGGCGCAGTAGGCTATGCACCTCGCAGTAACGTGAAGACGGCAGTGATGACGTCTCTGTATGGCTCAAAGGCTGAACCACGCAAGGTATTCGGTGAAGGCTCCAAGGAGCTGGCCGAGTTCTATAACACCATGCCAGTGGAACTGCCTGGTGCCTGGGCACTGAACGAAGACCTGATTAACCTCTGGCGCTCTGACGTGTACAAGCACCAGTACACCCTGGCCGACGGCTATGAGGTGTCACTGAAGGTGATGGACGGCGTAGTCGAGTCAGTGTACATCGCTGGCATGGAGTACGAAGTCATCCGCCATGTGAACCAGCCTAAGCAGCATGAGGTATCTCTGGCTGCGAACATCGTGCATAGCATCGATGGCCTGGTGGTACGTGAGATGCAGCGCCGCTGTCAGTATGACGTGGAGTTGGTGAAGCAGGTGATGGCCATTAGCACTACCGGCCTGAGCACCTCTCGCAAGAAGGATACTGAGCTGCTGCGTCTGCTGACGCTGTATCGTGAATCCAAATTCATGAGTGCTCGTATCTTCCAGTACCTGGATGAGCTGAATGCCGGCCACCTGAAGGCCGACGAGAAGCGTGAAATCAACATCCTGGCACAGGGTATGCTGAACCATAAATCATTCCCGCTGCTGACTATCCATGACTGCTTCCGCTGCAGTCCGAACCATGGTGACCACATGCGTTACCACTATGCCGAAATCATGAGCCAGTTGGCTCGTAGCGAGATGCTGTCACATATCGCTTCACAGATTACCGGCACCAAAATGGCTGTGACCAAGAAGGGCAACATTGCTGCTGCCATCCTTGAGTCCGAATACGCTATCTGCTGAGAGACTGAGCTATCCCTTCGGGGGTAGCTCTTTTTTTTCAATGAGTCTCCAGGAAGTGCTCTACCTCATGGCAGGGGAGCCAAAGATATTCCATGCCTTGATGGATGACCTGTGGGCAGACGGGGCATTGCGCACACTAAGTGAGGCGCGAATCATGCTGATAGGCACTGACAAAACACTGGCCAGCCTCTGTAAGAATTACCGGGGCTGACTCCTTTTTTCGGTTTGTTTCTTGTAAGGAATGAAGATGGCAAAGGTTCATCTGGTACGTGCTGAGTGGGCATTAGACGAATGTCGCGCCACTCGTAAAGAGTTATTCGCAGACCTGATAGGCAAGGTTCCCTTTGTGATTGAGCAGCTCAACGAGCGCATCAACAAAGCCTGTCAGGAAGGCAAAATGTACATCGAGCTGACTCGTGAAGAAATCGAGACAGTCCCTGATGTGAAAGCTGACGTGTTCGTAGCTTACCTGCAGGAGCAGGGCTACACACTCATTTCCCCGGCGCCAAATAAGTATCTGGCGTATTTTATTGACCCACAGAAATAGGATTAGTCATCCATGAATATCATCGCACTTAAAGGTTACCTCGACCGTTTCCAGGCAAAGCTGGCTGAGCAGGAAGTCCTGAAGAAAGAAATCCAGGCTCAGACTGAAAAGCTGGGAGCCATGGTCTCTGAATCTGATGGCCTGAAAAAGCTGATGCTGGGCGAAGTCCAGTCGTCTGGTGAGAAGACCGTCAAAATCGGTGCTGTTAACCTGAGCGTTACTCCAGGCAAAGACAGCCTGAAAATCACTGACGACAGCAAGCTGCCTGCGAAATACACGCAGACCAAAGTCGTTCCGAACAATGCTGCTATCAAAGCTGCGCTGTTGAATGGTTCAGAAGTCCCGGGTGCCGAAATCGTTACCGGTGCTCCGTACCTGACCATTAAGTAAGTCTGGGTGGGCCGGAAGCGGCCCTCTTTTTTCGCTTTTTCGTTTCCTTTTAATTAATTCCCCTCGGAGATAGTCATGAAAATTAGTGAACTGAGTGTTGCTGTAGAGCGTTTCATCCGTGCCGGTGTTGTGCCGTTTATCCAGGCATCACCTGGCGTTGGCAAGTCATCCATCATCCATCAGGTAGCTGAGAAGTTTAACCTGAAGCTGATTGACCTGCGCCTGGCATCATCTGACCCGACTGACCTGTCCGGTCTGCCACACTTTTACACGGACGCCGCCGGCCACAATAAGGCTGAGTATGCGACGTTCGATACCTTCCCACTGGAAGGTGACCCGCTGCCGAAAGACGCCAATGGTGTCGAAATGGCTGGCTGGCTCCTGTTCCTGGATGAGTTCAGCTCTGCGCCTAAATCTGTACAGGCTCCGGCATATAAGCTGGTTCTGGACAAGATGGTTGGCCAGCGTAAGCTGCACCCGAAAGTAGCCATGGTTGCCGCGGGCAACAAATCCACCGATAACGCCATCGTTATCAAGCTGTCTACTGCGCTGCAGAGCCGTGTAGGCCATCTGTTCCTGGACGTTGATAAGAAGGAATGGATTGACTGGGCAATTGCCAATGGCATCGACAGCCGTATTATCGGTCTGATTGAATTCCGCCCGGGCCTGCTGCATAACTTCGACCCTGACCACACCGACAACACCTTCAGTTGCCCACGCACACTGGAGATGTTGAGCAAGCTGGTGAAGGGTACTCAGGTGACCGTCGATGATATTGAACTCATCGAAGGTTTAATCGGTAAAGGCGCATCCACTGAGTTCGTGTCATTCTGTGACATCTACCAGAACCTGCCTGCAATCGCTGATATTATCCGTGACCCGAAAGGTACTGCGGTGCCGGGCGAAGACAGCCTGCGCTATGCACTGGCCACTTATCTGGCCGACCACATGGACAAGCAGAATGCTGGCCCGCTGGTAGAATACCTCGGCCGCATTCCGGTTGACTTCCGTGTTGTTGCCATCCGTATGGCGAATGCTCGTGTACCGGGCATCAACAGCCACCCTGACGTTAACAAGATGATTCGTGACCTCGTTAACTACATGAAATAAGGAGCTGGGCCATGAGCCAAGCAAGAGATGATGCACTGGCATCAGCACGTCTGCAGTTGTTCCGTAAGAAGGGAGCTGCGTTCATTGCCAGCCTGTATTATGGGCTGGAATTCAGTTGGGATAGTTCTATCCCGACCGCCTGCACCAATGGGCTGAACCTGAAAATCAATGAAGAATTCTTCATGGGCCTGCCGTCGAAAGACGAGCGTGCAACTCTGCTGGCTCATGAGGTCTGGCATGTTGGTTTGCTGCACCCTATTCGTATCGGCAACCGTAAGCCTGGCCGCTGGAATAAAGCCTGCGACTACGCCATCAACATCATGTTGGAGAATGCCGGTTATGCGCCGTTGAAGAACTGGCTGTGTGACCGCAAATTCGACGGCATGTCTGCTGAGCAGATTTATGCCCTGCTGCCGGATGAGCCTGATGACGACGACAACACCGGTGGTGATGTAGTTGCCCAAGACCCAAATGGACAGCCGTCCGGCGGTAATGGCAACAGCGCACCACTCACGTCGAGCCAGCAAAAGCAGTTGGTGAACAACGTAGTGCGTGCAACACAGTCCCAGAATATGTCATCGAAAGGTGACCCAGGCTGGGCACCGGGCTATATGCAGACTCAGATTGATGAGCTGCTGCGCCCGAAACTGCCGTGGGATGTGCTGACAAAGAACTGGCTGTCAGAAGTGTCTCGTAACGAGTACACCTGGCGCCGGCCGAGTCGTCGATTCCACGACATGTATCTCCCATCACTGGGCGGCGAAGAAGGGCTGGAGCATTTATGCTGGCTCATCGATGCTTCTGGTTCTGTAACGGACGAGCAGCTCACTCGCTTCAACTCTGAAGTGAAGGCTGCAAAAGACCTCTACAATCCGAAGCGCATGACCATCATCGTGTACGACACAGACGTCCGTGACGTATACGAGTTCAGCGACGATGACGATTTCAGTGGCCTGGTATTCACCGGCCGTGGCGGCACTAACATGCAGCCTGCTTTCGACATTGCAATGAAGATGCACCCGACTGCCATCGTCTCGTTCAGTGATAACGAATGCCGGGAACCAAAGAACCCTGGTATTCCTGTACTATTCATCTGCGTGGATAACCCTGGCGGAGCCTTTGGCTTCGGCAAGACAGTTCACGTAACCACCTAACTAAAACAACTATTCTCCGAATTTTGCCCTGGCCTATGCCGGGGCTTTTTTTATGGAGAAGGAGCCATTAAATGCCATCTGTTAAGCACGCTGTAATCGTGATTCAACTGGATGACGGCAACATCGTGCAACGCCCGATGGTAGCTGTCGAGACTGAGATTGTGACCGCCATGCTGGCCGAGCACGATACCGGTATCCTCAAAACGATTCCCCTGAAGGGAATGTCTTTCAAGAAGTCAGGAGAACTGGTTCATGAAGGTATTCACCAACAATAAATTTACCGGCCGCTGGCCTGTAGGTACTGCCGCGGTAGTCGTGGCACCAGACCAGGAAGCTGCAGCCATCATGATGATGCAGTGCCTGGAAAAAATGGGGATGCCTCAGACTATCCCCGAAGCGGATATGGTCGAGTTAAACACCGACATCCGTACTGTTTTAATCCTGGCCGACGGTGAGTATTAATGCCGTTGATTGCAGCGTTCGCTGCCACGTTCCTGATGTTCATGTCCGGTTATGTTTATGACCAGACGCACACGGACACCGCATTCCTGGTGACCAACCTGTACATCATGACCGCACTCATTCTCTGTGGGATGGTTCGTAAAAATGCAAAGCGTCGTAAGACCAAAGCTGAGCCAAGCAGCTCAAGCAGCGTTTCCCCGGGCACTAAAGATGAGTCTTCCAAAGACTGAGCATCTGCCCCTGGCAAACCAGCGCTGCCATTACAACGCAGTCCAGGCTGTCAAAACCGGCCTGGCAGTTGGAGTGGTAGAAGTGGTTGTCGTGTACTCCGATTCCTGCTCTGCACATTACGTCAATCTGATGGCCGATGGTTCCTACGTGGATTTCACGCTAGGCCAGATGTGCATCAATGACAGCTACCGCTTTGTGCGGCATGTGTCGCCCAATGAGTACGAGACCATCAATGACTCACTGATGAATCTCAAGCGCCGCCTGGTAGCCATGCTGCCGTGGCAATTCCGTTTAATCGTTCGTGAAGCAAACAACTGGTGCTGAAATGAAAGAACAAGAATTTATCCATGGAGTGATGTCCCGCACCTTCGGCGTCTTCAAAGAGAGCCAATGTGCAATACGTCCTCACTTCGTATTAACCGGCCCATCCGGCTCAGGCAAATCACATCTCGTGCAACTCGTCGCTAAAGAGTTAGACCTGGCCCTGCTGACCATCAATGCTGCTTCGCTGACCAAAGAAGGCGTAAGCGGTAACTCCCTGTCGAAAGCCCTGGCGCCACTGCGCAACATCGGTGATGCACCGGCCATCGTCTTCTGCGATGAATTCGACAAGCTGTTCGTGTCTGGCCAGGCTGGCAGCGACAATACCCACGAATCTCTGGCCGGCGTACAGAACGAGTTTCTGACCGTGCTGGAGAACGACCAGGCCGCAGTGTTTGGTGACTATGGCAAGTATGTGAACGTGCCTGTCAGCAACTGCCTGTTCGTATTCGCTGGCGCTTTCAACGGTGAGAAGGACATGTCCATCGAACGTCTGAAAGAGCTGGGTATCCGCAATGAATTCCTGGGCCGTGTGTCTCTGTGCTTCAGCACTGAGAAGCCGAGCCTTGATAGTCTGCTTGAGTTCCTGAACCAATCAGACTTGCTGGATAAGTACCTCGCGCTGTTCAAGTCACAACGCCGAGCCAGTGTCATCAAGAAGATTGCTGCACTGGTTGAAGTGGGCTATGCCAAAAATACCCTGGGTGTCCGTGGAGTGAACAGTCTCATTCACCAACACTTTTTGCAGGCATAACAATGGGATGCGATATACATCTTTATCGTGAACGCCGTATTAACGGCGAATGGGAAACTGACACCACTCGTGAGTGTGAATCAGAGGAGGCTGAAGCCGAAGACCCGTACTACTCGTATGAGTCAGGTATGGGTTATTACGGCCGCAGCTATGTGCTGTTTGCCGCTCTGTCTGGTGTCCGTTCCTATTCTGCAATGGCCATTGCTCCGCCGGCTGAAGACCGGGGATTCCCTGAAGACGCTTGTGACATTCACAAATGGTGCAGCGAGCAGTGGGATGCCGACGGCCACAGTCATGGCTGGCTCGATATGGCTGAACTGGACACGCTCATTGAGCAGTATTTCCAGGCACCGGTATTACATGATGGTGACGCTCAACGCTTTGAGCACGCCCATGCAAATCTGGTAGAGCTGCGAGACCAGGCAAACACCGGCGACTATTTCAAAGGGCTTGAACCTGAAGACTGTCGCATTCTGTTTTTCTACGATAACTGAGGCACCCATGGCGCTGTTCAAACTAAAGTCGGCCAAAGACGAATTCCTGATGAAGGCTCTGGTCGATGGCCGGCTCGTGATTAAGCAGCGTTTTGCTCAGCCGTGCTCCAACCGGATGCCGCTGGCAATGCTGCACAAAATCATGGCTGACGGCTTCCTGTTTTATGACAAAGAGGAAGTCCCTGTTGTCGAGGCAAAGCCTCAGAAAACTGAGTTTTCTCCTCGGGATTTAATTGCTCATAGTCACTATGGGGAATTCCCGGATGCCGTGGTAACTCTAAAGTTAGCCCGGCGCCAGGCTGTGTTAGATGGACGCTCACCAGAAGAAGCCATGCGCACCTGCGCTGGCCTGATGTCAAAGCGTATCTCTAACCAGAAGCTACGCCATACCCTGCTTGAAATGGTCGTCATGAAGTACCCGGACAATGGTCTGGTGGCTGTCGAGAAGACCATTAAGCTGATGGCGAAACACCTGACTGCTGAACTCGGCCGAACCATCCATGCTCCCAATGAGGAAGCATTGGTTCAGGCTTTGTTTAAACCCCGCAAACTTCCAATACCGGTGAAATAACTATGTGGTTACGTGTCTATCTGCAGGCTGTGCTTGCAGTAATTATCTCCTTGTTTCTGTACGGCTATGTCTTCCCTCGTATGGTGTCTGCACCTGATACCTTGCTTGTTATGGGTGGCATCGCTGGTGCTCTGATTTGGCCAGCACTGCTGGTTTGGTTCTTCCGCAAACGTGTAAGGAAAATGCTGTCATGCGTAAAATTCTGATTGCCGCGGCAATCCTCGGTGCTGTCACCACTCTGACCGGCTGCTATGAGCGTGTCGAACCAGGTAACGCTGGTGTACTGGTAAACCGTCTCGGTGACGAAAAGGGTGTTGATGCTCAACCTCTGGGCGTCGGCCGCTACTGGGTAGGCTGGAACGAAGACCTGTATACGTTCCCAACCTTCAAGCAGATGAAATCGTATCCAGACCCGTTCATCTTCCAGATGAGCGACGGTACGACCATCGGCTACTCAATCGGTATCGCATATCGTGTGACGCCGGCAAAAGTGACCACTGTGTTCCAGACGTACCGTAAGGGCGTTGACGACATCACGGACACTGACCTGCGTCAGAAAATCAGTGACTCACTGAATCGCCGCAGCAGCATGATGAACACTGATAAGTTCATTGATGGCGGCAAAGGCGACATCCTGACCGGTGTACTGTCTGACCTGCAGAAAGAGATGGGGCCGGTAGGCATCGAAGTCCTCAGCGTGAGCTGGATGGGCAAGCCTGACTACCCGCCGACTGTTATCGAAAGCATTAATGCCAAGGTAACGGCAAACCAGAAAACTCTGCAGCGTGAGCAGGAAGTAAAACAGCGTGACGCCGAAGCAAACATGCTGCGTGCAGAAGCTGCCGGTCAGGCTGATGCAAAACTGGCGCTGGCGAATGCCGAAGCCAAGTCCATCGAAATCCGTGGTAAAGCTCTGCGTGAAAACCCAGAGATTATGAACCTGGAAGCCATCAATAAGTGGAACGGCACTCTGCCTACCACAATGGTTCCCGGCGCAGCCACTCCGTTCATCTCCATCAAATAAGCGTCCGTCAGGGCGAGGATAACCAATGCGTAAAATTACTGCTGTACTGGGCTTCGCCCTGCTGTCCTTGAGCATCAATGCCAATGCTGCGTTGTACCTGAAATCATCCGGTGACCAGTGGGGGCCGGCTATCCAGGATTTGCAGAACTCATTCAATGAGGGCGTCAGCTCAAACAAGTTTGACCGCTTCTACAACACCCTGGCCAGCCGCTTCAATCTGGATGGCTCAAGCGCTGCCGATATTCTGGCGGCGTTTAAAGCCGGTACTGATGTGTCATCACAACCAGCATTCAATGGTTCCCTACCAACTACCGGCGGCGGCACCATTACTCCAAGCGTACCTGGCGTGAGCCAAGACGATTTCATTAAAGACCGTGACAGCCAGAACCAGCATATTACTGCTGTTCAGGATGCTGCTCAGGTTGCTAATGAGAAAGCCGACGCTGGTGCTGTCCGTATGGACGGTATCGAAAAGCAGGCCGGTGTGCTGGATGGGCGTGTCGGTGCAACCGAAGTCCGTGCTGACAAGCTGGAAGAAAGCCAGCGTGAGCAGGATAAGCAGATTGCAGTGACCGATAAACGCTCTCAGAACAACGCTGAGCGCCTCGATGGTGTTGAGCAGGTCAATGACCGCCAGGACAAGCAAATCGCCTCTAAGGTCGATTCAAGCGTGTTCCAGGCTGACCAGCAACGTCAGGACAAAGCGTTAGCTGCTGAGACCGATAGTCGCATTGCTGGCGACAGCTATGTGAACTCTCGTGTCGATGCGGCAAATGCCAACATCGAAGCCAACCGTCAGGCATCCGTGGCCACCAACAAACGTGTGGCTGCGAATACCGCTGCGCTGGCGAACCATGAGCAACGCATCCAGAAGCTGGAGTCAGAGACGAACTCTCGTTTCAGCAATATGGATAAGCGTATCGACGACAACAAGCAAAAGGCAGATGCTGCTATTGCCGGTGTCGCTGCCATGGCGAACATTCCTCAGGTAACAGAATCAGCCCGCTTCTCAGTGGGCGCCGGTCTGGGTACTCGTGGAAGTCAGCAAGCAGTTGCGGTAGGCTTCTCATCCCGTCTGTCACATAGCGTGGTAGGCAAACTCTCTGTTGCCGCTGACACTGAACAACAGTGGACTGCTGGTGTTGGTATGGCGGTGCAGTGGTAATTCACTAACCCGGAACCAATCAATGAAAGTTCAACTGAAGAAACTCCCTGACCTGAACGAACACATGGCCATTCCTGCATACGGTACATCCGGTGCGGCCGGCCTGGACTTACGTGCCAACGTAGCCGATGCGTTCACTCTGGCGCCAGGGGAAGTAAAACTGGTAGGGACAGGTTATGCAATTAATCTGCAAGACCCTGGTTATGCTGCTGTGCTGCTGCCTCGCAGTGGCCTTGGGCATAAATCTGGCATTGTACTTGGGAACCTGGTGGGTCTGATTGATTCGGACTATCAGGGTGAGCTGAAGGTTTCCCTGTGGAACCGCAGCGCTGAACCATACACTGTCAGCCCTGGTGAGCGTGTTGCCCAAATGGTTATCGTGCCAGTAGTGCAGGCACAGTTTGAGCTGGTTGATGAATTCACTGCTTCAGAACGTGGAGACGGCGGATTTGGCCACACCGGAGCGCTGTGAATCTGACCTGCTGGAGGAGCTGAGCACCTTCGACACTCGCATTGCAGAGTTAGAGCGCCAGCTTCATAATGAGCACGAAATGCGCCGGGAGTTTATCAACCGGCATAACCTCAATAAGCGAGTAACCAATGACCGACAAAGTTGAACAACTGATTCAGGAAAAGAACCTCACTGCTCCACGTATTACACCGGAGCACATTGACAGCGTAATCGTCGATGAGACTTACACCGTGCTGCCAAGCGGCAAGGTCATGGTCTGTGAACTTATCCTGAAAAACGGCTTCTCAGTTCGTGGCGAGTCTTCATGCGTGAGCATTGAAAACTTCGACCGTGACATCGGTATTCTGGTCAGCCGCCGTAATGCGGTAGACCAAATCTGGCAACTGGAAGGCTATCTGCTGCAACAGCGTCTGCACGAAGAAGCTGAGGCTAATGACCTCGTTGCTTCATTGGGCGGCGATGACTGCGAAGGCTGTAAGATTTAATTAATATGGCCCGCTCAGGCGGGCTTTATTTATACGCCTGCTGATATGGATTAGTATTACCGCGACACTAACCCCATACCAGGAGCCGTATAATGGCAACCCCATTAGCAAATAAAACAGAACTACAGCGTGACGAAGCTATCCTTGCTGCCATTAAAAATAGTGGCGGTGGTGGTGGCGGCAGTTCAGTGGTGGACTTCGAGCTGTTGCTTATTCAGGACAGCAACGGAACCACCGGCATTCGCCGTGAGATGTACAAAGACGAAACTGTCACTGTCACTTACGAGAAGCTGGATGGCTCGAACTGGACACCTGTTCAACCAGTCACGTTAGTCTCACCTGCTCTGGCACCAAACGCTGCCACTGCAGAGTCACAGACCACCATCATCAATGCGCTGCAGTCACTACTGTCAGCCGTCAAAATGCCTACCTACTCCAGTGTTGTTGGGGTGAGTGTGGCAACCTCTACCACCGGCGCTACCTGGACAGTATTTGGTTCCCAGGCATGTGCTGCGTTCGATTTGGTAAATGACTCAGGCACTGCGATTGAATATCGTCGGGGAGGCGCTGGCGTTGCCATCACTATCCCTGCCGGAGCATCCCGCCTGATTACAGGCATTACCAATACCAACCAAATTGGCGTCCGTCGTGTTGACCAGAGCAATACAGCGGCCACCGTTAAAGGTGAGGCTTTTAGCGTATGATTCGACCGAATCCACTAAGCGTGGTTCGGACGTTTACCGGAGACCGTTCACTCTCTCGTAGAGGGAACTTTCTTTCTCCGGTGTTTTCGAGCCAACCACAGACGCAGGCGCTGTACCAGAATGGAGGCACCCTGACTATTTCAGGGGCAGCAGCTTCTCCTATCACTGGATACCAGTGGCAGAAAGCGAATGCTGACGGTTCATGGTCAAATGTGGCCAACCAGACAAATGCTGTTTTCAGCAAGACTTCTGGGCTGACTATCAGTGACCAGGGTAGCTACAGATTATTGGCGATTAATGGAGACAAGCAGACAGTATCCAACACAGTGGATGTCGTCGATGTGTACGTGAAGTTCCAGAACGACATCTCCGGCCAGAGCCAGCAGGTCGTGAAGGTGGACAATCAGAACTATACGTTCGATGCCCCAAGCGGTACTCGTTATATCGGCATTTTCTACATGCGCTTCGATAACGATACCAACTTCATTCCTACTGGTGCTGGCGGCTCTCGCTTCTCGTCAGGCTTCTGGTCAAGTACCAATACGGATGTGGCGCCATTGCCAAGCAGCAACCCTGCTCAGCAGAACGTGGCTAACTTGAGGGCAGGCACAGCGGAGTACACCGTTACCGACGGTATAATCACCTCAAAACTCAAGGTGACTATCACTTAACCAAGCCCCTTCGGGGGCTTTTTTATTGGAGCCAACATGTGGAATAAGATTCGTATCTGGTATCACAAGAAAGAAGTGCGCCACTGGCAGAAGAAAATCGATGCCCTGTTCGATGAGTACAACTGCGGCGAGTGCATGATTAACCATGTCACCGGCAATAAGATGGCCAAGTATCGTGACAACAAAGCCTGGCACATCGCTATTCTGCGTAGTATCGACCCAAAATTCCCAGGAGGCTTCTGTGGATAGAGCTGATTACGGTTTATTTGAATGGACAGTCATTATCTTTGCATGGCTCGCCATTATGTATTTGTCCGGCAAGACCGGTGAATGGATTACGAACCTGCTGTATGACTTCGGTTGGTGCAAATGGAAGTTCTCCATGACCAAAGACCGCAAGGAACAGGCCGTAGCCAACATGGGGCGTGCATATAACCTGTCACCCAAGACGATTGGTGAAGTGCGTGCTATACGCCTTACAGGCGGGTTTACGATGATTATTCTGTCCGACGCAAAGGCAGATGAAATCTGGAAGAAAGCGGATGAGGAAGCAGCAGCATGTGGCACGTCCTCTACTATTGTTCACTGATTGGATTTTACGTCCATTCCCTACCTGCGTATTGAGCCATGAGCAAAAAGAAGAATCCCCACGGAATTCGTGCTCGGGTGTCAACCAAGGGCGTCATCGAGTTATGGCTCGGTGAACCGGGTGACGCTGAGAGCGACTGCATAGGCCAGTTCCATAAAGACTACCTGGAGTCTGTTCGTGACGTGCTGACGATGATGAATCGTGTGCCCGTTATACAGACCAGCATGGTCTATGGGATGCCCCGCGAAGAAGCTGAGTATGAGAAGCAGGAGAACGGCTTTCTCAAGAAAGGCGCCAATAAATGTCCTGACTGTAATGTCGGACTTCACTGGCAACAGGTACACGGAATACGTCTCATGGAAGAAGTCCAGGGAAAGTATTTCTACCGTGCCCGCTGCCCTACCTGCTATTCACACTGGATGGTACGAAAATAAATGGAGTAACCATGCGACAGTACGCCATGGTCTATCCGTGCAAACACTGCGGCAAAGCCGAAGGAATGCACCAGACCACTGAACATGGACAGAAATGTCCTCTCGGAAAACCCTCAGAGTTTAAGGGCTTTCACCCGACTAACCACTACGAGCCAAACCTGGCCGTACCAATCAAACAGTGGATTCTCTGATGCCGCCTAAGTTTCTAATTGACCCCGTTGCTGTAGCACGGGTGAAGAACCCATTGCCGGCACCCACGACTTGCCCACGTTGTTCTGGCACCTCAGTGCTGGTAGTGAATAACTCAGCCATTTATGGCAAGCAGTATGGCAAGTGGCCATTCGCATATTATTGCGACGGCTGCGGCGCCTACGTCGGGATGCACCCGGGAACCAATATTCCTCTGGGCACCCTGGCTGATGAAGCGACGAGAGCAGCAAGACGGGATTGTAAAACCCCATTCGAGTCTGTCTGGAAATCTGGACTGCTCACTCGTACTCAGGCTTACCAATGGCTGGCCGACCGGCTCGGGATTCCCGTAGCTGAGTGTCACTTCGGATGGTTCGAGGCGGAGACTTGTCTTCAAGCCAAGGGCATCTGCGAAGCATACCTGGAGGCCCATCGTGATAAACAAAACGCCGACGAGCGTTGAGTGGATTGGCTATGTATTTAGCCTAATCATGCTGGGCGCCGGAGTGTGCTCCGGGTTGTGGTATACGACCAGGCAAAATGGGGAGCGGGTGTACAACCTGTTCCACATTGGCTTCGTCACCCTCAAACAGCCATACGGTATCTTCGAGGCCAAATTAATGGTCATCACCATCGTATGGTTCAACTTTAAAATTGGCCTGTTGGTCAGGAGTAAGTCATGAGTCACGCAGATAAACGCACCCCACACACTGATGCCCTGGAAACCCTGGGCACCATCCACGAGCATCGTGAGTTCCGTGATGCAATCCACCTGGCGGTTGAACCGGTTGTTGCCGGTGAAGACCTGCGTGTTGGTGAGGAAATCACCTACGTTAATGGCAAAGCATTCGCCAAGCGCCGCGGCGAAGAATCGGTCGGCATCGTTGACCCATTCCTCAAAGAGATGGTCAAAGAAGGCCAGCGCTTCTGGTTAGTGGTTCACCCACGTATGATTAACTCGCTGCGCCACGTCTGGAGCCATCCAGCATTCCCAGAGGAAGCTGCGGTTCAGTTTCTGAAGGATGCCATGGCAACGCCTGAAGACAACGTGGTGCCAGAGCTGGTTGCTCAGACCCCTGAGGAACTTGCCTACCACTGGATTGTCGAATACGCCGAATCACTCTCTAACGAGCCATCTGGCGACGATGAGTATGATAGCTACGGCGGCACGGTAACTGCAGAAGAACTCATCCAGTATGGCTGGGACTTCTACAACTCGAACCGTAAAGGTACGTGGGGTGACTATTTGAATAAAGGCGGTTTACTGGAAGGCACCAGCGTAGCTGATGAGTTCTGGGATAAACTGGCCATCCTCAAAGGAGTCACCATTGAACAAGAACACAGAGGGAGCTTCTTCACCTGCGCCTGCTGATTTCGATTCTCCGGGATACATCATCGTTGAGATTGACTACTCCAAGAACTGGCTTATGCCATTAGAGGATGGTCTGAAACTGATTGAAGCGCTGCGCGTAGCGAAGCTCTACAAGAAGGATTACAACGATGAGCATCCTGTTGTCTCAACCCTGCCACCGGTATCGTTCAAGTTTGTGTCTGAAGAACAGTACCGGGCCTGGCAAGTACAGGAACTTTTCACTGTATGACAGTACCACTTAACGCAGGCCAGGCAGCGGTAGCTGATGCCTTTCTCGGCTTTCTGGTAACAGACGAGCCACGGTTCACTCTATCCGGCGGCGCCGGTGTCGGGAAGACCACGCTGGTGAATCACCTGCTGGGTTCCATGAACGACTACAACGCCGTGCTGGAAGTGATTGGCCGCAAGGGGCTGCAGGAAATCATCCTGTCAGCCACCACGAACAAAGCTGCAGAGGTTGTCGCCAAGGCCACCGGCCGTGAAGCGGGAACCATCCACAGCACAATGGGGCTGGTCATTGAGAATGATTTCTCCAATGGCCGCACCAAGATTAAAAAGGGTGGGCGGCACCGCATCATCCATAACGCTCTCATTGTGGTGGACGAAGCCTCTATGGCCGATAGCCCACTGCTGAAAGCGATGGAAGAAAGCACCATGAACTGCAAGTTTATGTTCGTTGGTGACCGCCGGCAAATGGCTCCAATTTATGAGCCAATCAGCCCAGTATTCAGCAACCCGCAGAATATCCATTATCTCACTGAGCGTATGCGTAACCGCGGTGCCCCGGCACTGATGGCGCTATGTGACCAGCTTGAACTAACGGTGGATACCGGTGTGTTCAACCCTATGGTTCCGGTGCCAGGTGTAATTGAATATCTGGACGACGCTCAGATGCAGATGCTTTTGAACCAGGAATTCCTGTGTGCGCAGCCTGAGAGCCGTATCCTCTGTTACACCAACAATCGTGTGTTGCAGTACAACAGCCACCTGCGTTACTCCATGAATTTGCCTGGCCAATTCCAGGCGGGAGAAGTGCTGGTAGCCGGCTGTGCAGTGCGCACCGACCACGGTAGCATCAACCCTGAACAGGAAGTGACGGTAATTGAAGCCCTTTCTCCGGTAGTCAACCCGACGCTATACCACGAGTATGGGATTGAGGTAGAGACCTTCCAGCTTAACACCAGCAAAGGCGTGTTTTATCAGCCGACCAACCCGGGCTATCTCCGGGGGTGCATTAAGCAGGCAGCGTCCGACCGGAACTGGCAGGCGTACTTCTTCATGAAGGAAGCACTGTCAGATTTCCGTATGCCTCACGCCAGTACCGTGTACAAGGCGCAGGGGTCTGACTATAAGAACGTGTTCATCGACCTGGCAGATATTGGCGCTTGCCATAACGCTGACCAGGTAGCACGTATGCTGTACGTGGCGGTTAGCCGTGCAACAGAGCGAGTTTATTTTTACGGTAAACTGCCCGGTAAGTACGCAGGTTAACCATCATGGCTCAGAGACGTTGGACACGTAAGGAGCTGGACGAGCTTGAAACCCTGGCTGTTGAACATACTGTGAAGCAGCTTGCAGCACACTTTGGGCGCACCTATTTGCAGGTGATGTGCAAGTGCAGCTATCTGGGGATTAAGCCCGTTTCAGAAAAAGCCAGATGGCCGTCTGCGGATAAACAATTCATCCTTGATAATTATCATCTGTCGATAAAGCAGCTCGCTGCTGCGACAGGTCATCCTGAACCAAGTGTGAGGAGATTACTATGCGACGTCTATGGGCCGCGGTGGAGACGAACCATGAAGTCAAACCTGGAGGTGAAATCGTGATGTACGGGCTGCTCGCTGCAGCAGCATTGTGTATCGGGTTTTCACTGAAGTACATCGGGCCACCTGCCTGGGTACTGGGGGCGCTGGGAATTGTATTCCTGGTATCCAGCTATCTGTGGGAAGTGTACCGGAAATAAAAAAGCCCCTCGAAAGAGGGGCTAATCTCAGGTACTCAAGATGAGCAGACCCAAGAGCTTTACTGCTGTAAAATTAGAATTAGTCGGGCTGATTATGAACGAAATATTCGGCCCTTACCAAACCTATTTGAATGACCTGCGTAAGCAGACCATTAAAGCCAACGCTAAATTGGCTTCCCATCCAAACGCTTACCTCGGGTTCAACTACTGTCACAAGCAATACACAGAGACAGGAGGAATCCTAAATGGTACGCTCCCCAACCTTGACGCTTCTCTCCATGCGGAATTCGAGAACGTTGTTGAGTTAGTCAGCACGTTCGAGAAAGAGTGGCGTCAGGTGAACCAAGGGTTAGCAACCCTGTTTGCCCGTGGTGAGTCCATGCAGGACATGTATGACTTACTGCCCCAGGAGGTAATTGACGTGCTGGGAGACAGCATTGAGCCTTTCAGGCACATGTCTCGAACACGGCCTGAGGCTTATGCCATCCTGAACATCCCCTTCCAGTACGACAACTATCAAAAAGTTAAACAACTGCTTTACCAATACATCGGGAACCATCTCATCATATGAACCTGAGATATATGGTGTTTGACGAAAGTCAGACAGTATTCCCAGTTTGTTTCTTGACCAAAACCCTCAGTCGCAAAGACCAGTTTGAAACCTATGTAGAGCCGTATGGCCTGCAGAGTCAGTCTGTGGTTTATCAACTACACCTGACCGGTAAGAACACGCCAGTGAAAGTGCAGAAGGAGTTCCTCGACCTACTGCTACCTGAACTGGCAGCTTTGCAAACTGACTACATTGTGGTCACGGACTCGGGGTACTTTAAAACGTTGACGAAGCTGAAGAAGGCAGATGCCAGTTATGGCTATGTTCTTCCCTGCGCCATTACGGGCTATGAGCACATCAATGTGGTTATCGTCCCAAGCAGTCAGCTACTGTTTTATCAGCCACAACTGAAAACCAAGATTGCTCAGGGCATGGAAGCACTCGTTGCTCACCAGGCCGGCCAGTATCAGCCGCCGGGTATCGACATCATTCACTTTGCCGACTATCCCGAAACTCCCACAGAGATTCAGGCATGGCTCGACAAGCTGATTGACACCCCGCTGGCCATGGATATTGAGGCGTTCAGCCTGAAGCACTGGTCTGCAGGCATCGGAACCATCACGCTCTGCTGGTCACAGCATGAGGGCATTGCCTTCACGGTGGACTATCAACGTGACCCGGTGGAAGCCCAAATCATCCGTGGGATGTTGAGGGATTGGTTCACCCGTAGGGTTGCCAGAACCATGTGGCACCGGATTGCGTATGACGGTTATGTGCTGGTGTACCAGTTGTTCATGAAGCACCTGCTCGACACGGAAGGTTTACTGACCGGTCTGCGGATAATGCTCAGGAACTTCGATGACACCCTGCTCATCACGTATCTGGCCACCAACAACTGTGGTGGTAATGAACTGGGCCTCAAAGCTCAGAGTCAGGAGTTCACCGGCAACTATGCGGTGGAGGACATCGACGACATTACCAAAATCCCCAAAAAGGATTTGCTGCAGTACAACCTCATTGATGGCCTGGCCACCTGGTACGTGTACAACAAGAACTGGCCGAAGATGGTCGAGGATAACCAACTCGATATTTATCAGACGCTGTTCAAGCCATCCATGTATGACATTATCCAGATGCAGCTCACAGGGCTTCCTGTGGACATGGAGGAGGTTGCACGGGGTAAAGAGATACTTCGCCAGGATTGGCAGTCTGCGCTCGACAGAATGGCTGCTACGGAGCCTGTGCAGGACTTCATCAAACAGATGAACCTGGACTGGGTGGACTGGAAGAACTCCACTCTGAAGAAGAAGCAGGTCACCCTGCTGGATGCGACAGAGACATTCAACCCGAACTCTGGGCCTCAACTGCAGAAGCTGCTGTATGAGCAACTGAAACTGCCTGTACTGGACTTCACCGATTCCAAGCTCCCTGCCACCGGCGGGAAGACGCTGAAGAAGCTGGTGAACCATACGGAAGACCCTGACACTCTGGCACTGCTGGAGGCGCTCATCGACTTCAAGGCGGTGGACAAGATACTGGTGGCTTTCATCCCGGCATTTGAGGCAGCGCCTCAGGGGCCAGATGGCTGGCATTATCTGTTCGGCAACTTCAACCTGGGTGGCACGGTCTCGGGCCGGCTCAGCAGTAATGGGCCAAACCTGCAGAACCTGCCGGCCACCGGCAGCAAGTATGCCAAGGTCATCAAACAGATGTTTAAGGCTCCGCCTGGATGGTTGTTTATCGGTCTGGATTATTCCTCTCTGGAGGACAGAATCTCAGCCCTAACAACCAAAGACCCGAACAAGCTGAAGGTGTATACCGATGGCTATGACGGTCACTGCCTGCGGGCACATGCTTACTTCGGTGAGCACATGCCGGACATCGACTTTGAGTCAGTGGATAGCATCAACTCCATCGACAAACTGTATAAGGACTGGCGCCAGAAGTCGAAGGCACCAACCTTTGCACTGACCTACCAGGGAACCTACTCCACGCTGATGAACAACTGTGGCTTCAGCAAAGAGTTGGCCATGCAGGTTGAGGCCAGGTATCACGAGCTTTATGTCGTGAGTACCCAGTGGGTGAAAGACAAGCTGGAGCAAGCCTGCAAAGACGGTTACGTCACTGCGGCGTTCGGTCTGCGAGTCAGAACCCCAATGCTGGGTCAGACTGTGCTGGGCGTGAAGTGTACTCCCCGGGAAGCAGCCGCCGAAGGCAGGACTGCCGGCAACGCTCTGGGACAGAGCTGGGGTCTGTTAAATACACGAGCTGTAATGGCATTCATGAAGAATGTGCGGGTGTCCGAACACCGCCTGACTATCAGGCCATGTGCGCAGATTCATGATGCAAACTATTACATCGTGAAGGACGACATTGATGTTGTGCAGTGGCTCAACGAAAAGCTCGTCGAGGAAGTGAAGTGGCAGGAGCATCCTGACATTGCACACGACGAAGTGAAACTGGGCGGAGAGGTGTCTATCTTCTATCCGAACTGGGCTAACGACATCACTATCCCCAATGGCGCCAGCCAGGCAGAGATTAAATCTATCTCGGCACTTGGACTGGATAAATATTTGCATCCAGAGAAGTACCCTAAAAAATGACCGATGTACTGAAGGAAGTGACGGCGGCAGTTGCCGCCCCGGAGCTGACCGGTGGCCGGGTAAATTATTACCTGGTTCAGGTCGAAGACCCGCAGCGTGAAGACCAGGAGCCTTACCAGGCAGAGTGTGAGGATATTATCCTGGCACTGGGCCTGACCTTCGATGAAGGCTGTCTGTTCAAAGCGCTGTGGCGCCGAGCCAATGCACGGAAAGGGAATGGCAAGCCTGGTGCGAAGGATGTATACGACGCAGAAAAGATTGCCCATTACGCCGGCCGCATCCTGCGGTCAGCAAAACATCATGGTTAAATCAGCCTGGCACTTATAAGATATTGGCGGGAGAGGTACACTTCCCGCCTACATCCAACTAAGTGAGACTGACATGACTCAAATTGCTTTCAAGCGTGGTGCAACCTTCGCTTATCAAATTGAGATTCCTGCCGATTACAAAGATGGATATTTCGCGTCCTGGTCAGCACATGCGCAACTGCGTAAACGTGGTTCTGACCAAGACAATGGTTTGATTGCTAATCTGACAGCAGAGTGGGATTCGTTGAAGAAAACTCGCCACGTCCTGATTGGCCATCCCATTACCGAGCACTGGCCATTGGGTGAAGCTGAACTGGACATCTTGTTCGTCTCATCATCTGGCTTTCGTATTCGGAGCGAAACTATCCGTGTAACGATTGAGCGAGGAATCACACGATGAGCACTTCTGTTTCCAATCCATCCAGCGTCATTAAGCTGGGGCCGGTGACGGCTCTGGTAGAAGGCCCGCCGGGTACACCAGGTAGCCCAGGCAATCCTGGCCCAGAGGGCAAATCCTCGTTTGAACTGTGGCTGGCACAGTCCGGCAATTCAGGTAAAACGCTGGATGACTTCTTTGAAGCCTACCGCGGCAACGGTTTAAATAACCGGGGCCAGTTCGTCATGGGCCAAAGCTACAAGATGAATGACTATGTTGTGGCCGCTGGCTCCAACACTGACTCTGCCATCTTCTTCTGCAAATCTCCTGATTCGTTTGTGTCTACAGCACAGCCTCGAAGTGACTCTGGTCACTGGACTGAGCTTGTGGCGCCAGCCGGAGCCAATGGCAAATCCGTTGAGCTGCGTAAATCGGATACCCACCTGCAATGGCGGGTGCAGGATGAAGCTGAATGGAATGACCTGATTGCGCTCAGTGAGCTGAAAGTCAAAGGTGACCCTGGGGCCGACGGTAAGTCGTTCTCTGTGGATGCCTCTGGCCCGACAGCAAACCGGAGCCAATATGACAACCAGGCATTGGGCTTCTCATTCCTCGATACCACTACCGGCTACCTGTATATCCATGGTGAAGGTGATGGTGTCTGGTCTGACCCTATCCCATTCAAAGGTGATAAGGGTGATGACGGTGCAAACATCGAGTTTCAGAAAACAGCCACTTATATTCAGTGGCGTCCTGTTGGCTCGACTCAGTGGTTCAATCTGGTTCCGCTCAGCGAACTTGCTGGCGCTACCGGTAAAAACATTGAGCTGCAGGCTACCACGGATTATATCCAGTGGCGGGTTGCAGGCAGCACAACATGGACTAACCTTGTTCAGTTGGCCAGCTTGCAAGGCAAAGCAGGTACTGACGGAGCGACATGGTTATCAGGTAACACTGGGCCAAGCAACTCTGCCGGTAAAGTAGGAGACTTCTGGCTCAACACTGCTACCGGTGAAATCAGTAAGAAGACAGGCACCTCAGCCTGGACTATCCAACTGACCCTACCAACCGGGCCTTCTTCTGGTGGTTCCACCTGGCTGTTAACGACTACTGACCCGACGACCTCTCAAGGTAGTGATGGGCAGTGGGCACTGAACAGTGCGAAGGGAACCATCTGGAACAAAGGTGGCAGCACCTGGAACAAGGTGATGGGCATCCCAGCATTTGCCACATTGGATGATGCTGTGGCCGCTACCGATTACACCCTGGCAATGTCGCCGGCCCGAGTCCGTGAGTACATGGAATCGTTTGGCCTGACGGCAAAGTTCACCACCACCCTTGCTGACCTTAATACGTCAGTTCGCGGTGAATTCTTCAACTATAACGCTGACACCTTGCACCATCCGGGCACTGGTGGTTATGGACGAGGAATCACTATTCCGTCTGGCGATGGGTATTCAACTCAGTTGGCTATCGAAAACGACAGCAATCTGATGTATGTCCGATACCAGACGGCAGGTGCATGGGGAACCTGGGCAGCAATCGGTGGCGGCGGTGGCTCAACCACGTTTGCGACTAATCCAGAAGCGCTGGCCGGTCAGTCACTGACCGTAGCAATGTCGCCTGGCAGAACCAGAGAATATCTGGAGAGCCTGGGCCTCGGCGCTAAGTTCACAACTGCACTGGCCAACCTGAATACCGCAGTGCGGTTCCAGCCATGGTCATGGAATGACACCACTACTAATACTCCGGCAGCGGGGTCTTACGGACGTGGTTTCACGCTTCCTTCTGGTGACGGGTATGTCACTCAAATCGGTATCGTCAACGACACCGGTAAGATGTATATCCGTTATCAGAGCGGCGCTTCCACCTGGTCAACGTGGACTGCACTCGGCGGCTCGTCTGGTGGCGGGGCAAGCATCCCTGCAGCCACAATGCCAGCGGATAAAACCCTGAACGCTTCTTCTGCTACAGCCATGGGCTTCACTGGTTCAGTGCTGCCTGTGGTCGGTAAGCTGTATTCGTTCAAGGCAATCCTGTTAACCCAGGGGCCGGCAGGCGCTACCTTCAGCATTAAGATGGTGAAGCTGGGTGCTCAGTTCTATCGTATCGATGTGCGGTCACCAAACGCTTCAGGAGCCATCACAAGCTCCGTATCTACCCAATCGGGTGTAGCGGCCACCGGTTGTACCGGCGCTGTCCAGGATGGCATTACAGTCATCGAAGGGCTTATCCACTTCAACTATGTTGATACGGCTATGCCTGACCTGACTATCCAGCTCGCCACCGGCGACTGGGCAACCATCCTGAAAAACAGCTCGTACACTTTGACCCCAATCGGTGACGTTGCTTTGTAAACCCGCTTTTATTTCTAACCATAAAAGGTCACAATTCGTGGCCTTTTTTTATGCCCAACCGGAGCAATCATGTCTAAGAAAACCACTGCACCTCAGCCTACTGAAGTCCCAATGTCCAACTTCTGGATGGTCGTTGGTGTGCTGTCATTTAAGGTTGCAGGCCAGACTGAACCAATGTTCATCAAGGCCAACGTGCTGACTTCTACTCCTGAGCAGAAGTTCAACCACATGGCAATGGACTCGGTGCATCGTCAGTTCGCACGTCGTCTGCATGAGCAGCAGAACGTGAACCCGAACGACATCACCAGCATCACCATTGAAAACATCTGCTACCTCGGTTACATGACCGACGAAGAGATGTTCGGCCCGCAGAAAGCTGACGAGGCGCCAAAGGCTGATGAAGCTCCAACAGCTCATCACGGCTAATGGCAAGGTTCAGTCCGTACAGGACTGGGCCACCGAGTTAGGTATTGAGCCAGGCACTCTCCTGAAAAGGTTAGAGGTAATGGCTCCAGAAAAGGCACTGGTATCCGGTCGGTTGAACGAATGGAAGCACGGTACTCGTACCGGCTACGAGATGCACAAATGCAGGTGTGATGCCTGCAGGCGAGCCAACTCAGTTCACCACCGGAAGTTATATGCACAGCGCAAGCGGGCAAAAAATCCATGAAAGCAACTCTGGTTTCATCTCCAAAGTTCCACCTGCCATTCCTGGCGGGTAAATCAGTAGCAGAAGGCATCATCTATCTGGCTCGTATTACCAGCGAGCAGCAGGAAAACGAGTCCTACAAAGGGCTGTTAAAGTACCTCATGCGTGAAGGCCACTGGTCTCCATTCGACATGCTTAACCTGGTCATTGAAGTGGAATGTGAACGTGACGTGTCACGTCAGATTCTGCGCCACCCATTCCTGCCTCAGGAGTGGTCACAGCGTTACGGCGATGCGTCGGACATGCTGGTGAGCAAAGCCCGGGAAACCCGTATCCAGGACGTCCACAACCGTCAGAACAGCTTTAAGTGTGATGACCCGGCACTGGATAACTGGTGGCAGACCAAGCAGGTAGAGCTGCTGGATTTGGTCGGCGACACTTATAAGCAGGCCATCAACAAAGGCATTGCCAAAGAAGTGGCCCGAGCCATCCTGCCAGAAGGGTTGACCACAACCCGCATGTACCTGAATGGTTCCGTCCGTACCTGGCTGTTTTACCTGAAAGCCCGTATGCACAGCTCGACTCAAAAAGAGCATCGTGTTCTGGCGTTCCAGGTGAAAACCATCCTTGAGAGTCTGTCTCCTGAGCTGTGGGCTGCGTTCAAAGAATTGCACATCGACGCCCAGAGCTAATTGGTTAGGGAGGTGGTATTCTTCTGCCACTTCCCCAACTCAGGAGTCCTGATGAAATTAACCAATAACACTGGGCTATCTCTGCCCATTGCCGTCTGGCTTGCCACCGATGAATATGATTCGGTGCCGCTGCCCAATTACATCTCCGCTACCAGTTTGCTGAAACCATTACGTGTCATCGTACTGGCCCGCCGGCTTGCCGCGGCAGGAGCTGTAAAAGGCGGTGACGTGTCTGCATTGATTGCTCCCCGCTTCGGGACAGCGATGCACGACAGCATTGAAAAAGCATGGACAGGCAATCATCAGAAGGCTCTGAAGACCTTGGGCTTCCCAGACAAGGTAGCTGAAAGCATCCGCATCAACCCTGAGGTTGAGGAGCCAGGCACCGTACCGGTATACCTGGAGCTGCGGGTACAGAAGCCAATTGCCGGGTTTATCGTGGGTGGCAAGTTTGACATGGTGGCCGACGGCCGACTGTACGACTTCAAGACCACATCCACCTACACCTACATGTACAACACCAACGAGAATGACTACCGGATGCAAGGTAGCATTTATCGCTGGCTCAACCCTGAGAAGGTGAAAGATGACCACATTTACATCCAGTATATTTTTACGGACTGGAGTCTCGCTAATGGTCGGGGAAATCCTGGCTATCCTGGGTCTCGGATTCTTGAGTTTCCTGTTTCCCTTTTAAGCGTACAGGAAACTGAATCCTTCATCCGTCGAAAACTTGGGCAGGTAGCGAAGCTCGCCAACGTACCCGAGTCTCAGCTTCCCGAATGTAATGACGAAGAACTCTGGCGGTCACCGGCAAAATTCAAATACTATTCCGACCCTGCGAAGGTAGGTGGCAAAGCCTCAAAGGTATTCGACGACCAGGCGGAAGCCAATCGTTGGAGAGCCATGAAGGGCAAAGGCATCGTTATCTACGTGGGCGGAGAAGTTAAAGCCTGCCGTTACTGTCCGGTGTTCGGGGCTTGTACCCAGAAGGACAAGTACATTGCAGACGGGTCATTGAAACTTGATTGAGAATGTCTATGAGAGATTTATCAGCGGTCAATCCACACCCCGCCATTGAGGAAATCGTGGACGTACTCTGCAACAAAATTCAGAACAACGACCGACCGTTGTTCCGGGTGGTAGTAGCGTACTTCCTGGCCAAGATGGCTTCATCGATGCGTACCGTTGTCTTGACGAAAGACCGCGGCGAAGTACCCGTTAACTGCTATGCCCTGCTCACAGCCGTCTCAGGCTCAGGAAAGGGGTATGGCATTAACATCATGGAGGACGAGTTCCTGAAAGGATTCAAAGACCGTTTCATGGCCGACACGTTCCCCATCATCTCTGAAACCAGCCTGGTGAAACTGGCTGATGAACGAGCACTCCGCTCCGGCAAAACACCGGATGAGGAACTGGACAAAGCGCAGCGTGAGTTCAAAGCGCTGGGTGCATTGGCTTTCACATTCGACTCCGGTACTCCGGCGGCGATTAAGCAGATGCGCCAGAAGCTGTTAATGGGTGAGATTGGTTCCATCAACCTACAGATTGATGAAATCGGCTCCAACCTGATTAACTCGACCGATGTGCTGAACGTCTTCCTGGAGCTGTATGACCAGGGCCAGACCAAGCAGAAGCTGACGAAGAATACTGCGGAGAACCAACGAGCTGAAGAACTCGATGGTAAGACGCCGGCCAACATGCTGCTGTTCGGTACTCCGAGCAAGCTGCTGGATGGCGCCAAGACCGAAGACGAGTTCTACTCGTTCCTCGAAACTGGCTATGCACGTCGCTGTCTGTTTGCAAATGGTTCCCGTAAGCGGGCTGCTGAAACGCTGACCCCGGCGGAGATTTATCATCGCCTGAGCCATTCAACTAACCAGGGCACCATTGATAAGTGGGCAGACCATTTCCGTCTGCTGGCTGACCCCACGAAGTATAAGTGGGAAGTGGTGCAGGACGATTTAGTCGGCATTGAAATGCTGACGTACAAAATCGAATGTGAAGCTGCTGCCGACCTGCTGCCTGAACACGAAGATGTGAAGAAGGCAGAACTCAGCCACCGCTATATGAAGGCGCTTAAACTGGCTGGTGCGCTGGCGTTCATTGACGAGTCAACTGACCTGACAATGACCCATGCGCTCCAGGCTATCAAAATGGTTGAGGAGTCTGGCGCAGCTTTCCAGCAATTGCTGAACCGCGAGAAGTCCTACGTCAAGTTGGCCAAGTATCTGGCCGGCGCAGGACAGGAAGTAACTCACGCTGACCTGAACATTGCGCTGCCGTTCTATAAGACCGGTGCCGGTGCTCGAAACGAGCAGATGAGTCTGGCAATGGCCTGGGGCTATAAGAACAACATCATCATCAAGAAATCCTATGTCGAAGGCATTGAATTTTTTGCCGGGGAAACGCTCAAAGAGACTGACCTCGACAAAATGGTGATTAGCTATTCCAACCATGTGGCCTACCGCTATCTCAGCGAAGAAGCCCCATTCAGTAAGATGGCTCAGTTGTTCGGCGCCCCGGGGTATCATTGGGTGAACCATGGACTGGTACGTGGCAAGAACGGTGAAGGTCACCGTGATGGAACCAATGTGCTGCCAGGCTTCAACATGCTCGTGCTGGACATTGATAGTGGTATCCCGCTGGCCACTGCACAGGAACTCATGAAGGAGTTTACCTTCATCACCTATACCACCAAGCGGCATCAGCAGCCTGGCTACGGTGACCGGTTCCGTATGGTGCTGCCAATGAAGTACACCCTCAAGCTCGACGAAGATGAGTTCAGTGAATTCATGCAGAACGTGTTCTCGTGGCTTCCGTTCGAGGTAGACGATGAGACTGCTCAGCGCTGTCGCAAATGGGAATCCAACCCGGGAACCATCGACAGCAATGAGGGCGTGCTGTTCGACCCGTTACGCTTCATTCCGAAGACCTCGAAGAATGAGGAGTTCAAACGGAGCCGGACTGAGCTGGAAAGCCTCGACAATATCGAGCGTTGGTTTGCAGAGCGCATGGTCAGCGGTAGCCGCAATAACCATCTGCTGAAGTTTGCCATGATGTTGAAAGACGCAGGGCAACAGTATGCAGAGGTGGAGCAGCGTGTGCGTGAGTTTAACGCGAAGCTGTCCAACCGTTTGCCTGAGGACGAAATCGAGAGAACGATTATCCGTTCACTGGCTAAAGCCTACTCCAACCCGTGAGGAACCAATGAGCACTAACGACAACCTACTCCTGATTTCCGGTGAATCATCAACCGGTAAAAGTGCGTCTCTGAAAGACATGCGTGACCAGGAAGGTGTGCTCTATCTGAACTGTGAAGCGGGCAAGAAATTGCCCTTTAAAAACAAGTTCCAGAGCCATACCATCACCGACCCGTACCAAATCTTCGAGGCGTTTAACTACGCTGCCGGGAAAGGTGCGGGCACCATTCACACCATCGGGTTGGACACACTGACCTTCCTGATGGACATGTATGAGTCAGTGCATGTAGTGCCGGCCACCAACACGATGAAGGCATGGGGTAATTACAACCAGTTCTTCAAAGAGTTGATGCAGCAGTACGTTGCCAACTCGACAGTGAATGTCATTTTCATGGGCCACACTCTGTCCAAGCTGAATGAGCAGACTGGCATCATTGAAACCAGCGTACCGGTAAAAGGTGCGTTGAAAAACCAGGGTGCAGAAGCCTACTTCTCTACCGTGGTGAGTACCAAGAAAGTCCCACTCCGCATTCTGGAAAGCTACCAGAATGACATGCTGAATATCACTGAAGACGACCAGCTCGTCGGATATAAGCATGTGTTCCAGACTCGTCTGACGAAGGAAACTGTGGGTGAGCGTATTCGCTCTCCAATGGGCCTGTTCACCCGTGACCAGACCTTTATCGATAACAACGCTCAGGCGCTGTTAGACCATCTCCATAAATATTACGCGTAATAGAAGGATATAAATAATGAGCAACCCATTTGCTAATCTGAGCAACGACGGCCTGGAAGAACAGAAAGACACCCTGGGTGGCTTTGCCAGCCTCGACTCGGATGTGTACCCGGGCATCATTAAAATTGCATTCGCTGGCAAGTCTGCCAAGGGTGCGCATAACGTGACCTTCCACTTCGACCTCGACGGTCGTGAGCATCGTGAAACCATCTACGTCACCAACCGTGACGGTCAGAACTGGTATCCGAATAAGAAGGATGCGTCCAAGAAAATGCCTTTACCGGGCTTCACCACTGCGAACAACATCGCACTGCTGGCAACCGGCTTTGCCCTGGCTGACCTGGCCGTTGAAGAACGTGTCATCAAGCTGTGGGACAAAGACGCTGGCGCCGAAGTGAACACCAAGGTTAATGCCTTCGTGGACATGGCAGGCAAGCCAATCAAGCTGGGCATCCTGAAGCAAATCGTCGATAAGAATGTCGATGATGGCACCGGCAACTATGTACCGTCTGGCGAAACTCGTGAAGAAAACGTTATTGACCAGGTGTTCCATGGTGAAACTGGCCGTACCGTTAACGAAGTGAAAGGCGGTCAGGTGCAGACTGGCGAGTTCATTGAAAAATGGCTGGCGAAGAACAAAGGTGAAACCCGTGACCGCTCCACCAAAGACGCTGGCAAGACCGGCCGTCCAGGTGCTGGCGCCGCAGGTGCTCCGAAGTCAATGTTCGGCTAACTGATTTGGCCCGGGCAACCGGGCCATTGGAGAATCCCTGATGCTCAATGTGAACCACAAGCAGGATGTGTCTGGCTCTGCTTACCAGAAACTTTCTGCCAAGATTATTTCTGCCATCCAGCAGAACCCAGGCTCAACCCAGGTGTGTGTCACATTGGACATGCCACCTGAACTGATTACTGATGCGGTGAAGCACCATATCAGTGAGCAGGTACGCTTCTTCAATTCGATGGGCTATCAGGTACAGGTGTACTCCGCTGTTCCGTTATGATTACGGCCCCCATCTCAGTCCCTATCAGTAAAAACAAATCACTGGCCCTCAATCTGAACATCTACCGCAATGCGCACTACCAAAGCCTGAACAAGGCAAAGGTTAATTTCAAAGAAGCGATGCGTGAACAGATTGAGCCACTCACAGCCATGACGACTATCACAGTCCGGTATGTGCTGTTTGTTGGTTCCCGTCGGCTGACGGACGTGGCGAACGTTTGCACTGTAGTGGACAAGTTTTTCATGGATGCCCTGGTTGAGTTCGGCAAGCTGCCGGACGACAACTATGTGCATCTCCCAAAAGTCATTTATGAGTTCGGTGGGTACGACAAAGAAAACCCCCGAGTCGAAATTTATATCGAGGAAACACAATGAAATTTGTTCTGGTCGAAGCAGAAATCAAACAGGCGATTCAGGAATACGCAGCGAAGCTGATTACCCTGGCGCCAGGCACCACTATCGAAGTGGAAGTGAAAGCGACTCGTGGCACCGACGGTGTTACCGCTGAAATCGATGTGGCGCTGACCGGTGCTCTGCAGGTAGCTGCGCCAGCAGCCCCAGTGCAGACTCCACGCACTGCAGAAGTAAAGCCAGCCGCTGAGAAACCAGCGCCGGCCCCGGCACCAACTCCAGCTCCAACCCCAGCTCCAGCAGCATCTGCTGCACCCCAGGAGCCGAAGGCAGAAGTCATTGGCCAATCTGCACCGGTGGATGAACCAACCATCCCTGATGAAGAAGAAGCCCTGAACGAAGACCCAACTCCTGCGGCAGGTAAATCCATCTTCGGTTAATCGCTATGTGGCGCTACGTTAAAGCAGCATTCACTGCTGGTCTCGTTGTCGCCATCATTACGTGCTTCTACCTGTTCTCATGGGTTCTGATACCCCTGGGGATAGGTGGATTAGTATTCGTGGCGATACTCGAAGACAGCAGAAAAAAGCCCCCGTGAGGGGGCTTTGTTTTAACGGAGCATCTGGGCTACCGGATGAAGTGTCGGAGCATCCAATGCTCGAAGCGGCGTGTCGATGGAATACCAGAAGTTATCTCCAGCCAGGTTTGCCTCGAATGGAGAGTCAATGCCCAAGCCATCTGCAGCCCCCTGATAGACCAGTGTCGAGAGGGGGTTGTCACGCATACGGCGCAGCAGGATTTTCTGGATTTTCAGCTTGTACGTCAGGAACCAAGTGAAGCCCATGGATTCCAGATAAGTACGGGTACGGCCAGGGTTGTTGTCATAGTTGATGAACTCCTCCTGAATATACCGCAGAGCTTCTTCTGCTGATTTGCCATCCTGTTTTGTCAGCTTGTCGAACAGCACCGCTTTGGCCACAAAGTCACCGTAGGTCATCATGCGGTTCAAACCGTTATGCAGCGGAGTCCCTTTCGCAATCATCGCCAGTTTTACCGTGTCCGATACACCCTTCGGCACTTTATCAGTGATGCGCTCAATCCAGTTCAGTGCGCCACCACGAATTGCATTATCGTCTTCAATGGTGAGACCTTCAGCTACCGTCGGCAGTTCGCCGGCCGCAATCAGAGGAGCAATGCTCATCCGTTTGTTGGCTTCTGCCAGACGCTGGATGTGACGCTTGTTCCGAGCAATCGTCGCAGCATCCGTTGTGCCCAGGTTATCTGAGTACAGTTGGTTCTGCTTATTGACGTTGCGCAGGTAGGCATCCACTTCCTGCATCTTAGCGGCCTGACCTTTGAAGATGGCTTTCAAGCCAACACCGTTCTGCCCCAACTGAATGAAGTTACCCATCAGGTTCATTGTGAACACTGAGACGGAACGAACGATTACCCAGTCTTTAGCCATGCTCACTGCATCCTGAGTGTAACGCTCACCTTTGCGCAGATAGCGTGCAGCTTTGGCACCCATGATAGCGGTGGCCAAGTCCACCAGCCCATCAGTCACCGGCTTCGGCAGGTCTGTCTGGTTGGTGAAAGCAGACGTCACTGAGAAGTTACGGTAACCGAATGCGTTGTTCAGCATGTCCCGGCGCACCATAACAGGCTTGCCTTTGAAGGCAGACTTCAGTGATTCCTGCATTGCACGAGGAATAGCGTTCCAGGTTTCAGCATCAGCCTTGTTGGTCTCTGCTGATTTAGCCAGGTCGATATACTCCTCTTTGCGAATAGTCCCTTTCTCTGAATCCCACACGCTGGCCAGCTTCTGCGCCAACACATCATTAAAGCCCTGAGCCAATGTTTCCTCAGTCTGACGGCCCTGCCATACGCCGAGCAGTTCAGACAGATTAGTATTGGCTCCCAGGCGCTCCTGACGAATGGCATCCGGCATCGGTGCTTCATACCCCGTCACTTCCCCATTTTTGTTAAACACCGGCATCAGTTTGCCACCAGTGGTTCCCAGCTTTGGCGTCACAATACGAGAGTTCTTCTGACGTGCCATGGCTGTCGCCGCATTCTTCCGCAGGCTGAATGAACCACGCAAGTCAGTAGACTGGCCAGTGATTGGGTCAACACCATAAACCAATGGTTCAACAGTCTGCATCGCACCCTGGGTGTAGCCGGCCTGCAGATTCTCGTTGGTGAAGTAATAACTCAGCGCATTCTTGCCGAGGTCAGCATCACCAACATAGCCATCGACTTTGACGTAGCCATAGTTCTTCACCAGGCTGGCGCCAGTCTTGGCATCCGCCACCACCATGTTCATGTGGTGAGAAGTTACCGACGGCAGATGGCCTTTGTAGCCATTGAGTGAATCGTAGCCCTGCATTTTGCGCAGTTCAGTGCTGTTCAGGGCAGTCATGTAGTTACCCACGAAATCCAGCCCAGAACGCTCTGTATCGAACAGAGAACCCATAGTGGTACGTTCACCCTCTGAGAGCATTTGCAGAGCGTACAGGCTCACCAGGTTGTCGATAGCGCTAACGTTCTGCTCTGCGTTGGTCACAGTCTTACCCGTGCCAGTCAGTTCAGCAATAGCCGTGGCATTGCGCAGCAGATGGTCAGAGATATTGTCTCCGGTCATCATAAAGTGAGCCAACTCTTTGGAGCGCACCACATAGTCAGCGCCATGGGTCATGCCGGCAACGTTACGTTCCTCAGCCTGTACAGCCTTCTGCAGCGCTTTCGGGTCTTTGAGCCACGTCTGCACATCATCCATGGAATAATCCTGCAGAAGCGATTGCACGTCGGTTTTACCGAATGCCCGGGTGACTGCCGCCCACTCAGCCTTGGTGAGTTCACGAGTGAACTTTGACTGGATGTTCTTCGGTACACCCTCACGGATTTTCTGACGTACAGCCGAGACCTGGTTCTTGGCCTGCTGCAGCATTTTGTTCACCATCACGCTGGACTTGCTGGTGCCGAGCATCTCAGTGAATAGCTCCTGCACCGGGCGCCACAGCTTGCTGGAGTTCACAGCATTCTGCAGGGCATCCTGAGAACCGGAGTTTTTATCCAGGGCACCAACAGCACTCAGCAGGGTGTTGACCGCTGTATCCACTCCAGACTGTGCGCCAGCAGAAACACGAGCATCTCGCAGGTCAGCCGCCGCTGTACCCAGACGCTGCAACTGAGCAGACAGGAAACTGTCAGCACGGTTCATGCCAGAGGTCGGTGCATCCAGTACCGAGGTCTTGGTGGCATAGTTGATGTCAGCAATCTTATCCGACAGGATGTCCAGAGCCTGGGCAGCATTCGCTGCTTTGCGAGTACCGTTGCCGAGGTCGGCAATGTAATCAATCAGGTCTTTGGTGCCATTCGACAGACGAGCCATCACATCTCCAGCCGGTGCATTACGGCGGGGAATGTCGTGCTTAGCCAGTGCCTGACGGAACTCCTCATTGGTGTTGGCCAGCGCCACGAAGTTAGCCAACTGAGTTGTCTTATCGTTGTTGCGCAGTGCATTCAGTTTGGCATCACCATTGGTGGCAAAGTCAGTTGCTTCCAGCTTCGGCATCACTGAATCGTACAGACGCTGCATTGCATTCAGCGCAGTCGGGTTCAGTTGCAGGCCGGAGGCCAGTAACACCTGAGTCAGATTGAAGGCATGTTCCTCTTTCGGAGACATGTTCCATCCTGCCGCCTGGAACTCTTTCAGGGTGGCATTGATGTTCGGTGCCTGGCCATTGATGATTGCACGGCTACGAGCATTCTGTGCCAGCAGTTCACCAGTCTGTTTCACCGTCTGCTTAGTGGCGGCGTCGAGACGCTGAACCAATGAGTCCAAACGGTTAACGTGGTCTGGTAGTGAGGTGTCATGGTCGAGAGCCTGGTTCAGGTCTGTCATGGACATCTCATTCAGATTACCCCGGGCAATGGTCTGCACCATGTTGTCAAAGTTACCGGCCAGCGCTTCCAGCACTGATTGACCTGAGGTAGTTGGGAAGCCCAGCAACCGGAGGACAGCAGTCTTCAGTTTCTGCATGATGCGTACGAGCGGGCCATCTACCTGAGCAGAAGCGTCAGCAGTTACTGTGCTGGTCAGCGCCTGCAGGTTCTGGTTAGCCAGAGTCCAGGCCACAAACTCATTCAGTGCGCTGGCAGTATCACCGTTGGTGATGTGCCGGTTAATTGCCGTCTGCGCATACTTCAGTGAACGCATGGTAGCGAAGTCAGAGTTCTGTCCAGTCAGGTTCATGAACTGACGCATCAGCACCTGCATGTTATTTACCGCGGCAACCTGTTCAGCAGACGCAGTGTCTGGTGAGTAGATGGCCTGGTTAATCCCGTTCTGGATGCCGGCATGAATTGCTTCATGGAACAGCGTCTCGTTGTTGGCCACTCGCAGGAAGATGGCATTGCCGTAGGTAGAGGCATTGGCATCAGCATTGAAGCGCACATCCGGGAACATTGCCTGCTGCATTGCAGTCACCTGGTCAGGCGTACCGAAGTAGACCTGCAGGTTCGACGACAGCGCTGGCGCCAGGCGAGTGAATAGTGCTTTGGTCACTCTGTCCATTGGGTGAGTTGCCAGAGCATTCATCAACTGGTCTTTGGTCAGAGAGTACGCACCCTCAGCAACCTCAGAACCATACTGCTTGAATTTCTCAACCAGAGCTTTGTCATGCGTCGGAGCTTTAGCCGACAGGTTCTCTTTCAGGATTGCATCTGCACGGGCCTGCATAGCAGCAATCTGCTCCTGGCGAGTACCGGTGTAAACCTGGTCACCATGGTTGTACGCTTTATCCACACCACCCATGTGAGAGATGGTGGACTTAGTTTCCAGCAGCGCCTGACGGACAGCAGCATTTCGCGCTGACATCTGTTTGTGAGATTGCAGCATTGACTGGATTTCACCGGTCAGCGCAGCGTAGGTTTTAGCGTTACGCATTGCCTTCACTTTGTCAGCCGACACAAACTTGTTGGTGACAGAGCGAACCACCTGAGCAAAATCAGCATCTGACATTGCGGCCAGGTCGAGATTCTCCAGAGCCTTCGAGGTGCCTGCAATGATGTTGGCATACAGGTTGGTTCCCCAGCCTTCCGCCACTGACTGGTTGATAGCATCAGAGGCCGCTTCCATATCACCGACACGAGTATCCAGACCGTCATAGACGTTCTGTGCAACCAGGCCCAGCTTCTTAATCATGTTGAAGAAGCGAGTCATCATCGTAGCGTCACCGCCAGAGATAGTGGCCAGCGCAACAGTACGCACACCAGGGGAACCAATCTCAGTCCCATTGGAATTGGAGGCCAGGCCACCAGTCAGGTCAGTGACACGAGACTTATTGCGGGTGCCGTCAGTCATGTAGTCAGCCACACCATTTGGTGACATGGTTCCCATGTTGAAGCCATTGGCTCGGTCATTACCGGTGACACCGTTCTGGTAAATCGGTGCCAGGTGCTCCAGCTCTTTGGTGATGGAATCCTCGTCAGATTGAGACAGCATTTCGTTTGGCGCCAGGGTGCCTTCAGAAACACGCTTAGCCTGCAGCTCGTTGTAGGCTTTCTCCCAGGCAGACTTGAACATCAGCCCCTGAATGTTAGTCAGCGCAGCCATCTCTTTGTTACGAGCCAGTGCGCCGCCGACAGTATCATCAATGCCTTTGTACATCAGCTCACCCACTGACTCATTCAGAGCAGCGTAGGTGTTCTTCAGCACGCCTTCCGGTACACGGAACTGACGACGCTGTTTGTCAGAGGCATTGGCCAGAGCAGAGAACATGCCGGTGCCGGTCAGGTCATCGAGTGCTGCAGCCATACCAGTATTGAACTGGTCACGGCCGGCCAGTACATCAGTCAGGTGCGAGTAGAAGTTATTCACAACTTCATTCACAACGGTAGCCGACATAGCACGGGAACCGGAGCCATAAGTCGCTGGAGTTACTAACAGCTTGGCAAAGTTACGGGTCAGCCCAGTAGTCTTGTTCTCATCATCCTGAGACGTCATGCCAGCGTAAGTCAGCAGTGACATCAGAGACTGAGCCATTGGGTCTGTAGCAGACTTCAGGTAGCCATAAATATTGCTGGCAGTCGTGACGTACATATCCGGGTTATTCACCGGGTCATACGTCATGTTCGACGGCATATCTGGCTGGCCAACGTTCCAACCCACTTTCCCCAGGATGCCCAGAGCAAACTCGTTCACGGTAGTCATACCGTAATGCACGAATGAGTTAGCCGGGCCATCGGTCACACCATCCACCTCGAACGTCACAGCATGTTCAAAGGTAGGATTGCCTTCCGCCAGCGCTACATTGTGCGCCGCCGCCGACAGCATAGTGTGCAGATACTTGTTATCTTTGCCGGCCGCTGCCGCATTGATAGTATCTGCCTCTGCCTTCGTCAGAGAATCCCAACCATCAGTCAGACCTTTTTCCATAGCCGATACACCGGCCTGCAGTTGCAGGTCAGTATTCAGCAGATTGTTCACCGCTTCGATAGCCGCATTGTTGGCCATCTTGTCCACCTTGATGCCCAGACCTTGAGCCAAGTGCAACTGGAACTCACGCATGTGCTGTGGGTTATCCAGAGACACTTCCACATTGGTGGCGCTGAACAGTTCACGCATCACTTTGTTGGACTGTGGGTTAAACGCTGCAGTCATACGGGTACGACCGTTCGTGTCCATTGCATATTCCCAATGGATTGGAACCTGGTTCGCCGGAGTATCGTCGGTAGCCCGGGCATCCAGTGCTGCCAACAGATTACCTGCCGCATTCATGGCATTGATGAGACCTTTATTTTTGCTCTCAATAGAAGCACGGTGTTCATCGTTCATCTCGTCAGAGGTGTTCTGGTAGCCGGCCGCTGTCAGGGCATCTGTACCGGTCAGCTCCGCCAGACGCTCAAACAGACCACGGAAGTTCTGGTTAACGTAGTACGGCTGGTTCTGCTGGTTCTCAATGGATGTGCGTACCATTTCTGGCACCTGCTGCCAGGACGCACCATTCACACGCTGAGCGACGTTCAGCTCATTTGAGCCAATGGTATAGCCGGTCTTGTCATCGGGCAGCAGGAGGCTTTCCAGCGCCTTGGTGTCACCACCCAAGTTCTCACGAATAGCAGTCATGGCATCGGTGTCGTTGACACGAACCATGTTCACTACTTCCTTACGGCCAGGCATCGGCACCGGAGTGATTGTCACGATACCGGCGTCAGCCATAGAGGCCAGCATCTCACGGGCAATGGCATTGGTGATGTTGCGGCCATAAGTTTTGGACGCATCTTTCTTCACCTGAATACCCAGCACTTTCTCTGCCATAGAACTGATTTGGCCAGCCACGCTGTTCAGGGTGATACCAGCATCATTCAGTTCTTTGAGCTGTGCTGGTGTCACTTCGTCAGAACGAATACCCAGGAGTTCTGCAGCCTGCTCATAGTCCAGCGCCGTCGGCACCGCATTCAGTGCCCAGTGCATAGAAGACAGGCCAAAGGCTTCCTGAATCTCAGGGACATAGGCAACCTTACCGTTCTCACCGAGGACAGTAGCGTAGGCTGCTTTACGGTCTTGCACCGCCCATGCAGGGAAGCCAGTGTTGTACTTCTCTGACATCTTGAATCGGGCATCAGCCTGAGCCAGACGCTTATTCATAGCCTGAGCCACAGAGCGCACTGCAGACTGGATACCTTTCAGGCCAGCCATCGTTGAATTACCGGCAACACCCAGGGCAGCGGATACTGCTTCTGGCGTCACCGAGTTCAGGTAGCCCAGTGCATAGCCGGTAGCTGCATTACTGCGCACCTGGAATGAAGCCCGGAGCTGGTTGGTTCGAGCTGATTTCTCAGCCGGCGTACCTTCTTCAGAATATGCTTCGTTCGTGGCCGGAACTTTATCCAGCACCTGCTGTCCAACTGGTGCAGCCTTTTCAGAATCCACAGGTTTATCTTCAGTATCAGTTACTTCTTCTTCTACTGATTCTTCACGACGAGTCATTTCATCAGACAGAGTACGGAAGTTATCCTGAGCAGTTTTGTCATACCCCTGTTCAGAGATATGGCTCTGGGCTTCAGTCATCAGGTCAGTAATCTGGTCATCAGACAGCTCACGAGCATCCGCTTCTGTCAGTGCAGACTGTCCGTAGGTGGATGGTTCCACATCAGGTACAGCTTCAGCGCTATCGGCAACAGGTTCGGTGGTATTGGTCTCCGGGGATGACTCTGGAGTTCCATTCGCATCGTCCTGTACTGGCGCAGTGTTATCTGATTGCTGCTGTACAGGTGCGCCAGTAGCTGGAGCATTACTGGTAGTGGGCGTTCTGGTAATTCCATTCTTGGCTTCATAGGCATCGACTTCTTCCGTGGTAGCCGACTGCTGCCAGTTATTAATTGGCGGCTGAATCAGTTCACTCTGCGGAGCATTTGGGATTGAGCGCAGGATTGCATTGTAGACGTCAGCTACATGAGCAGCGTCTGAGTTAATGGCAGCGATGTTCGCTTCGCCCTTCTGGCCAAGCTGAACAAACTGAGGCTTCTCTTTACCACGGGAGCCATCAGCATTGAGCTGGAAGTAGCCGGGCACATTGGTGTACCGGTTATCCTTGTTCATGCCGGAGCCACGGACAATACGCATCTGATTGCTGTGAGCATTGGCTCGGTCAACCATGCCCTGGGCAAACTTCTGCAATTGGGTAAGACGCTGGAAGGCCAGCTTAGGGTTCTTCTGAGCCATGGCTTCAAAGATACCGGCGGCATGTTCACGGGTAGACTTGAAGTCCTGACGGGACTGCGTTTTCACGTTGCCAGACACAGATTCATTGTTGGCTGCAAACTGCTGCGCCGCTACCTGTTTTGCCTGCAGGACAGTACGCTGCTGCGGTGTCAGGGTAGTGTCGTGGTCGAGCACCTTCTGATACTGGTCAGCAGGAATATCCAGTGGACGGTACAGCGCCATCTCTTTCAGTTTGGCAAAGCTGTTTTGCACAGCCGGCTCATTGATATTGGAATCAGTGATGGTATCCGGCATTGCAGCAATGACAGAGTTGAACTCCTCATCAGTCACGTTCTCTGGAGAATAAGTATCCAGGAACTGCTGAGTGCGTGGGGAGCTGACCACAGTGTTAATGGCCTGCATCTGACCGCCGATAGCTTTCTTAACTTCAGGGTCGGTAGCTGCTTCAAACGCCGGAACCAGATTATCTTCCAGATGAGCAATGAGGTTACCCACACGGTCACTGGCAAAGATTTCCAGAGCACGGCGTTGTTCTGCTGGCATGTCAGGGTTCTTCTGAATCATGTCATGCACTGCACCCAACTGCTGAGCGTCATTCATCCCGGTCTGAGCCAGCGCATCTACGATGGTTCGGCCCTGAGGGTCAAAAATGTTTTCGCTTACCTGTTGAGTAGCAGCATCTCCACCAGTATCAGTAGAAGAAATATCACCAGGCTGAGTATCAGCCACGTCACCCACGCCTTGGGTTGGCGCTTCCTGAATCGGAGTCTGTTCGGCATTAGTCGGGCGTCCTACGGTTGGGTCATAAGAGTTCACCGCATCTGCGAACGCAGTTTCCTGATTGGTTGCATCCTCAGTTGCAGCACGGTTTGCCGCATTGTTAGTGCGACGGTTCTCAGCAATATCAGAGATAAGAGTGCGGGACTGTTCCAGCACTTTGGATGAGCCATTCAGCAGCGGCTTGGCAATTACGCCAGGCGCCTGAACAGTAGAGCTTACACCCAATGCGCCGAGCAGACCTTGAGACGCAGCATTACCTGCCCCTTCCAGAGCATCCTGAGTATTATCGCCTGTGGCTTTAACACCGATATTGCTGGCAATCTGGCCGGTGGTTGACTGAGGAATTTCTTCCAGCACTTCACGTCCCACGTTTTGGAAGCCAGCCAGCAAACGGCTCTTGGCAGAATCACCTGCCACACCGAATGGATTGGTTTCAAAGCGTGCGGCCACTTTACCGGTGAGCATTGCTGCCGGCATCTGAATAGCTGCAGCGATATTGCCTGCATCCGCCGCCACAGCATTCTTGGCATCTTCCTGAGACATGCCCCGGTCAATGTACCCACGATACTGTTCTGAGTTTTTCATCAGGTCTTCGTGCTTCATTGCCAGAACTTGCTGGCCAGCCTGGTCAGCAGCACCACCTGCTTCCTGCACACCGATGTTCAGAATCTGATACTTCTCTGCCAGGTCATCCACAGCGTCACGAGTAGCGTTTGCTGCACGGCCTTCCATTGCACGAGTTGCAGTAGCACGAGCTGCCTGAGCTTCTGCCAGAGTAGCGCCTTTCTTAATGGCTGCAGTTTCTGCAGCATTAGCCGCTTTGCTAATCAGATTGGCTCCAACAGATTCACCCAACTGAGCCGTTGCAGCAGCACGAGAGATACCGCCAGTTGCCAGTTGAGGGAACTGCTGAATAACCATGTCCTGTGCAGAGAGAGGGTTATCAACCATGTTGCCCAGGCCAGATGCAGCATCACGACCGAAACGCTTAGTTTCTTCCCAGGCACCACCACCAGCTTTTTCAGCCTGTGCTTTAGAGTCAGCCTCATCGAGCTGCTGCTCTGCACCTGCCTGTGCAATATCACGACGAGAAGGCAGAGACATCTGCTCCAGCGCAGTATCCTGGAGAGATTTATTCCAGCCAGAGATTTTGGCACGAGCGCTGTTGGTTGGGCCTCTGAGCCACGTTCCCGCTTCATCAAGGGATTGGCCTACCCCATCAGCTCCGAGGCCGTCAGCGGCCACTCCTGCTAATCTGAGGGCACTACCTGCCAGGGTAGTTGGTACTGCTTCCAGAGCCAATTGGCTAACGCCGGAACCAAGGTTACCAATACCGCGCAGCAGAGAGGAGGCCACATCGTTGGTGTAGTCGAAACCGGAGCGCTCTGCTTCAGCCAGGCGGCGCTGTTGCGCTTCCTGATTTTCATAGCCGGTAATTTGGGAGAGAGTCTGGTCATCACCTGACTTGGAGGCACTGGCATACGCAGCCGCTCTGTCCATCGGACTCATAGCCGCCAGGCTATTTGGGTCAGCCTGAACTTTCTTCTGAGCCACTTTTTCCTGAACAGCTTGCTTCTTTTGCTCTACCAGTGAGCCAGCGTAATTACTGAATAGCTGAGCACCGACTGCCGCTTGTGGCACCGGTTGCGCTGCATTCAGATTAGCGAGCGAGTCTGCGAAACTCTGGTTGAGATTAGCTCCCACCAAAGGGTTATTTGGTTCTGCCATTATGTGCCTCAAAGAGAAGGGGGAATCGAAATTCCCCCTATCTTAGTTGAAAGGCAATCTGGCGACTAGCGTCCTACTTGGGTAATTCCCGCACGTTTCAACTGGGCTGCATAAATCGCAGCACGTTGCAGGTCTTCATCAGTAGGGTTGCCCCCTTGAAGCGTAGCTTGAGCTGACTGGCTAAAACCCTGGCGCAGATTGGACTGTGCGGCAATAGCGTCATTGACGTTCTTGTACGCAGCCTGGGCCTGTGCAGAGTTGGCACCGAAGCGAGTGCTCATCTCTTTGAACAGCGCAGATGCTGAAGTCACCGCATTGGTGGCTGCAGTCATACGTTGCTCATCAGCAGCACGTTGAGTGTCCAGCGCAGTGAGACGGTTTGTCGCATTCGTATCCTGAATACGGCCGGCCTGTTTCAATGCAGCATTCACATCAAACTTCGAGGAGTTGTCACTTACACCCGGGAGCCATCCAGTAGCAGCACCCCATTTGGTGGATTCAGTGTTGTTCTTCGCCGCGGCAACCAGCAGGCCCAAAGGACGTTGCTGAGACACACCCTGATTCAGGTAATCACGAACGGTTGACCGGTCAGTGTCCGGTACTGCCTGGAGAATGGCATCCGTCGCTTTATTGATGTCAGTGAACTCCTGCTGACGAGAATCACGCCAGGTACGGTAGTCGGTATCCTTCGACTCGTAGTTGGCATTGATGGACTCGTTTGCCGCAGACACGTTGCCCTTAACAATCGGGTCAGCCGCTGCCAGAGTTGCATCAGCAACCGGGGCATTCGGACTACCTGAGGTAGAGATATTGAAGGCTTTGTCCAGCCCACCCACATAGTTGGAAATGTAGTCGTTCGACTTACCTTCCTTCTGCAGGCGCAACACTTCATCCTGCTTGAACTGGCTCATCGGTTTATCACCGAGATTACGCAGTGCCGAAGTACCGTCTAACTGAGCCTGTTGGTTATTCAGTGCATTGTCTGTCTGGATACCCTGCAACAGACGCTGCTTGGCACCGGCATCAAATTCCTGCTGACGCAGGCTGAGGTTGCCACGAGAGATAGCTGTGTTGGCCGCAGCATTCGATTCATCAGCTCGGTGAGCACGACGAGTCTCTGCATCCTGGCCAGCGGCCCCAAGGTTACCGGCAATCTGCTGGCCATAGTCTGCTGCCACATCACCACGCAGGCCACCTTTGACCAGCGCATCCCACTGAGCCTGAGCTGTCGGGTCACCATTACGAGCAGCCATCTGAATGGCACCAATCTGGCCACCAAACTGATTCAGGTTGTTGGTCTTGTCGATACCCTGCTGAGCCACTTCACGTCCCTGCAGAGAAGTCGCCAAATCATTCTGGTAACGTGCGATAGCCGAGGCATCGAAGTTACCGTAGTTCTGGCGCAGCGCATCCGGGTCAAGAAGTCCCTGCTGAATAGCTGTCTGCAAATCTGTGTTGGTTCCGAACTTCGAGAGAGCCAGTTCGATATTGCCGGTATTGCTGTCACGAACTCCACGTCCCCAATCTCGCAGAGCCAGCCCGGCACCAGAGAACGCATTCTGCAGTGAGGCATTGGAATCGGACAGCGTGCGGATAGCGCCTGACAAGTCAGGGGCATCCACATTACGCCATGTTAGAGCTGCCATGGTTCCCCCTTATTTGGACAGGCGGTTCTTGTTCAGGTAATCCTGAACCTGTGATTCAGACTGGTCACCAGCGGCATAACGGCCACGGATGCGGTCTTCCAGGTTGGTGTTGTACGTTGAAATCTGATTGCTCAGATTCGTGTTGTACGCTTCCTTCTGGAAGTTCAGGTTATCCTGGGCCAGCCCAATCTGTTTGTTGGTCGAGAAGATAGAGCTGAGAGCACCAATGCCCTGAAGCAAACTACCTAACCCCTGGGAGTTATCCCCGAGCCATGACATACCCTGGGAGAACATCCCAGGCTGTACGCCGCCACCGCCGGCAACCCCATTCGATACACCAGCGATAGTTGTGCCTGCTGTATTAGCAGGTGTCTGCATCAGCCCGGTGTTCTGCAGAGTGTCGAGTTGCTGAATCTGCTGAGCAAGCGGTACATTCGATTGCTGCAGGTATGCTGGATTAAATGCTGCCATGTATTCCTCACAAAGTTTTAATCGTATCCAAGTCATTGGACAGGTCAACGAAATCAGAAATCATCTGATGCGTCAGTGCTGCAATATCGGAACCCGTCATGAGGGTACGCCCCAGGAATCTTTCCGCAGATTCGTTGGTGAAGTTCTGGGCATCGGTAAACATCATTGGGTCGATAACGGCGCCAGTATATCCCATCAACTCTGCAGCCATAGAGTCAATCTCCTCCTTGCGAGAATAGTAGTTATCCTCGGCTTCCTGGGCCTGCTGCTGCATATCTTTCAGCTTATCCGTAGCGTGAGCAGTATAAGCCGTCTGAACCGCCTGAGTGGCTTGTAGGAGGTTTGTCGCTGATGCCATATCACCCCAGCTTACCGCCATCGTACCGGTGGCCTGATAACTAGCCGCTACGTTGATGGCTACCATTGAGGCAATCGCACCCACGACAGCGCCGACTTCAGCACCAAATACGCTGGTAGACACACGCATCAGCACGGCTGAAATGGCCATTGCTGCCAGGGCATTCAATGCGGCGCCAGCCACAATTGCCGCTGTACCTGCCAGACCGATTGCAGCACCTACCGCAGCATTCGTTCCCAGCACACCCACCGAACCGGCCGCTGCACCACCTGTCCAGATGGAGATGACGATGATGATAATCACCAACACAATCTTGAACCATCCAGTCTGATACCAGCGGGTCTTCACTACCTGGTAACAGTTGAAGGTGATGTACCCGGCTTCGGCCGTTAACTGTGTTGCCGGCACCAGCGGGGTATCCGCCAGAATGCCGTAATGCAGAGGCACAATAAAACCGGACTCGTCTTTGTCGTTCAGCGCATCCTTGGCACTGGTGCCTACTGACTTGCCTTTGTACACCACGTTCTTGTGGTAGGCGCCAGAGATGTCGAGTCGGCGGTATGAGCTGTCATCCACCTGCCAGAAAATAGACAGGGTATCGTCAGACAGGTCACTGACGTCACTGCTGTCGGAGCCAATACCTGCCAGATAACTGTCCACCAGAATCGGGTCACCCTGAGTGACTACCAGCTTCAGTTCCCCAGATTTAGCACCGGCCCAGGCTTGGCCAGCATGTGCCGTCTCCGCAACATAGTTCCAGGAGATGACAATGTTGTACCAGGAGTTCCATGCCTGGTTGGCCTGAATACGGATAGACGAACTGTTCGGACGAGTCACCGTTGCACGCAATGGTTCGGCGGTGCCAAACAGAGGGTCAGCCGGATTATCCTGAGCTGCCTTCCAGGTATTCCATCTGTTCTGGAAAGAGGCTGCTGCCAGTGCCTGAGTTTTCCAGGTCAGGTAGTCAGACTGGCTTGAAGATTGGTAGTCAATCATCTGCTTCCAGAACTGGTACAGATAACGCTTACAGGCATCGGTCTTAGTATTGAGTGCAACACCAAAGTTAATGGCGGCATAGTCAATATCATCGATGTTGTCATTGTCTTCTACTGACTTAACGATGTCTGCAAAGTCAGAGCCAATCAGCTTCTTGTATGCCTTGGCAATAGCAGCATAGTAGGCATTCTCTTTACCTCCCCAGAATTCAGACCAGTTTTGGCCGTACCTGGTGATGGATGTATTGTTGATGCGGATTGGCAGAATAGGGAAGAAGTTCCCGAAGTCAGACTGCTGGCTGACGTACTTATCCAGTGAGCCACCGCTGCCCAGCTTATAGATAAACACCTGGCTGTCTTTCAGCGCCAGACTGGTAATGGTCTGGGTATCCGTCCGAGTGTCATACAGGTACAGAGTATTCTCTGTCGTGGTGGTCGTGGTAGTTGTGACTTCCACCGACTCCCCATTGATGACCTCTGCACTGGTGACCGTCTGGGTATCCACTGTGGTGCCGACCGTCGGCCGCTTCGTGATATTCAGGATGGTCTTCAGTGACTCCAGGGAATCCGACTCTGTTGCCTGGCCCTTGTACTCCGTCTTCGAGTACACCGATTGGTTCCCGGTAGCGGTAACCGTCCGGTTCGAGCTGGTCTCATTCACATAGTCCGGGTCACCGTTGGCATACTTCTTCCGAACGTTGACCGTCGTATTCAGGGTTTGCGAGACGGGACTATTAACGGAAGACACCGGGTCATATCCAGAGTGGGATGGTTCCGCCTCTGAAGTTTGCACAGTCCCTTCCTGCACCGGGCCGGCCTGGTCATTGGCTGTAAGCGTGTATAGGGCGTAAATGTAATGGGCATTATTATCGTACCCCTCTGCAGTGAAACGCACCGTAGTGCCGCTGGCCATGGTGATAACAACCGTATTAGTGGCGGAGTCAAAGTCAGCCGCCCAGGCTGTATTGAACAGGTCAGGGTAGTGCTCCAGCATGTAGCCCTGCGCCCACCACATATAGTCAGCATCGTCTTTGATGGCCGACTGCACCCATGCAGTATTGCCTTCGGGCACATTGATAGCTGCGAGAACATCTGCCGCGGAAACGCTGCTGCTTGAGCCAATCACTGCTGATGGCAGGGCAATGTAATCAGCCATGTTGTTTTTGACGTAGCGATACCATGACCGGTATTTGATAGCCGGGCCTTTGATATAGCTGTTCTGAATGCTCTGGCTGATTGTCTTGCCGGTATTCTCCTGGCCCATGACTGCGCCGAAGATAGTTGAGCGCAAATAGTTCGGCCGGCCAGCGTAATCCCCGGCGAGGTTGTACACCACCGAGGAGACATAGATTTTCTTCTTACTCTTGAACGGATTAAAACCCATAAACAATTAGGGAGGCTTTCGCCTCCCCCTCCATCAGAATCCCACTTTTGTTCGTAGCCCGTTGAGCACGCTGTCGTAGTTGGCATCTGCCATCGACGGAGGTGGCGTAAGCCCCTCATCCAGCGTCTTACGGGTAATCCACATATCGGCAAAGATACGTGCAACCTTGGCCTCAGCATCACGCTCATACGAGGTGATTTGCTGCTCATACAGGTCACGCTGCTTGCCCTTCGTACCGGTGATGAGAGCACCGTCAGACAGACGAGAGGTGAGCGTATCAGCACGAGCTGATTCCGTCTGCTCCACCAACAGGTTCTTCTGCTGAGGCAGAATGTTGCTGAGGGAGTAGCTCTTAGTCTGCGAGTCCACCAGCACGTTGGCGTTCTGGGAACCAAGCAATGTTGTCTGAGCTTTAGACTGAGACAACTGCGCCGGCAGCAGAGAGTTGAGGTTGTACGTCTTGATGTCTTTATCTACCGCAGCGCTGGCCAGGTTTAGCTTAGCGATGTCGGTAGCAATCGGCATATCGGTGCCCAGGGTGTAGACACGAATGTCATGGTCAACCTTGGCATTTTCAGTCTGCTGATTGGTCAGGGTGTACTGCGCATCAGCATTAGCGATTTGCATCTTCGTCAGAGCGTACTGGGCCTTGGCGTTGAATGCCTGGTAGCGGGACGCTGCCAGTGCTGCTTTTGCTGTCTCAAGCGCAATGCGGGCTGTGACTGTTTCAATCTCAGCTCGACGTGCCTGTTGCTGTACCAGGAGAGCTTGCCAGTATGCCTGGTCTTTGCCGAGCAGGTACTGAGTAGCAGTGCCCAGAGCATTGGCCATAACCTGAACATAAGCATCGGTGTAGTCCTTACCGGTAATGCGGTTCTTCTCGAACTCGACTTTCAAGTGAGCACCTACCGACGCCATCAAGGCGTCGAAGGTTCCGTCACCACCGACAACACGGGTCGTCAGGTCTTCGTTCGACAGACTGACAATCTGGTCATAGAGCGGATTGTCTGCTGGGTCTGGGAACTGGAAGTCTGCGTCACCGAGGTTGATGTCGGGAAGTAGAAAGTCAGCATCTTCCGAGAGCTGGACGTAGAGGTCTTGCCCTACGTTGCCAGCTTCTTTGTCGGTGGTGTCAGCCATGGATTAGAAGTCTCCGGTTACGCCAGCCTGCTGTCCAGCAGCCAGCTTATTCAGTTCTTCCTGCGTCAACTGTGGCAGGATTTCGAGTGCGAATTCCGGCGCCCAGCTCTGCTGCACTTCAGTGTTACCGTCACGGTGCTGAATGACTTTCACCTGCAGGAACTTACGAGCCTTCATCTGCTTGTACAGAATGAACGGTACATGCCAGCCGTTCTCAGTGCGTTCACCGTAAGGGATGTACTTACGGACGGTGCCCAGGAACTTGTTGGAGACAGTGAAGATTTCGCCTGCCAGGTCTTTCTTGTCAGGGTTCAGGTTAGCAATGCGGAGACGAACCAGCTTCAGCTCATTCATCTGCATTTCTTTGCGAACCTGGTGCAGAGACTTAACTGGTGCTTCGCCGGCCGATTCAGCTTCGTTCTCAGCGGTGCCATTAAGTTTTGCTTCAACCTTGGCTTTCAGTGCATCCAGGCCAATGTTCGGTGAGTATTTCACACCCATGGTGTCGGCACGTTGTTTAAGCAGTTGTAATTCATCCATCGTTAATTCCTCGGTATAAAAAAAGGGAGGGCATCAGCCCTCCCGGATATTAGCTCAACTGTTAAAGCGGAGCTACGGTTTTCACCAGAGCCAGACGCTCAGGGCGCAGAATCAGAGTACCGTAGTACCACTTGATTGAGCTGAAGCCCATTTCGCCGTATGGGTCATTACGGTCGGCAGTTGCTTCGCCAGGCATCTTGGTAGTGACCTTGAACTTCAGGGTCTTACCGTCGGTCTGGAAGCCGATGGTGGTGAACGACTCAGCACCAACGCACAGCATTGGGTAGATGTCGTACTTACCATTGGTCTCACGGTAACCAGGGTTGGTTCCCACAGTGGCGCCAGCGCCAGCCCAGTGCAGCATCTCTGGAACGACTACCAGACGGAACTGGTCAACAGTACCGATTTCGCCGTTCAGGATAGTACCTGCATCTGCATACTGATGAACCGGTACGAAGGCAGCATTGCCAAACGGGTCAACCAGCTTACGAATCAGAGGAATCAGCTCGGAGCCAATGTACAGAACACGGCCGGCACTGATAGTGCGGGTGTCAATCATACGGCTACCGGTGATAACTTTGGTCTGCTTCGGAGTGCGGTTTTCGTCCAGCGTGATAGACAGACGCATCAGGTCGTCGTAATCAACAACAGAAGGAGTAGCACCTTCGCCGGTGATTTCGCTGTCCTGAGTTGCAGCGCCGGTGTAAACGATGGTGCCAGCACCAGCCAACAGGTCTTTCTGCAGAACCGCTTCGGTCAACTGCACTGCACCGTTCATCAGCTCGGTAGAGATGTGGCTGAACAGCTCAGAGTCAGAATCGAAGTCCAGGCTTTCCTGAGAGAACTCAGTGAAGAAGCCGAACTTTTGAATGCGGCCAACACGAGAGATACGGCTGAAGCCAACACGGTTCACACGGCCACCGGTTTCAGTCAGCGTTGGGATTTTACCAACGATGGTGCCGATGTCTTTGCTTGAACCATACAGGTTCCCGTTAACGATGGTTGCGCCTGCAGCATCGATACCCTGGTCGTTTACGTTACGGTCATCCAGCAGTGGGATGTAGTGGTAAACGCGGATTTCTTTGCCGTAGTTCTTAGGCATAGAAACAACGTCTGCCAGCGGCATAAAGTATTGGTCTTTACGCGCTTCAATGAGAGCTTTCTTCCACCAGAAGAAAGTGTTCATCTGCTTGCCATCTGGCGCATCAATGCCGGATGGGGTGGTGTTCGGGTCGTTGTACAACATACCTTTAGAGGCCATGATTACCTTCCACTTAGACTGGGATATTATTTAATTTCAGGAAATCATCGTCTGACATTGCCAGATGGTTGAGTTCCTGTTTTACCTTTTGAGGAGCAGATTTCGTAGGAGATGCTGCCCGAGCTTTATCGCTATTCGCCACAGTCTTAACCGGTGCTGCTTTGGTTTCCAGAACGGTAGTTGCTGGAGCCTGGTTAGGAAGACGGCCTGCTTTATGCAGCTCCTGGCCCACAATATTGTAAGCCTGGATGAATGGCACATTTGCTAAATTACCCAGCATCTTCTGGCGCTCGACTTCATTCACAATCGCATCAAAGACGCCTGACTGTTTCTGATTAACCAAGTGCTGAAGGACTGCTGGTTCTTTATATAAAGCCTGCTTGCTTGCGTCATCCCACTGTTTGTCAATTGCTACAACAATGTCCTGCCCCTCTTGGGTAGAAGTAACTTCGTCCAAGATGGAACTGAATTGCAGCTCTTGTTCAGAGACAGAGTGATTGCCAGGAACATAGCCAGGGTCTTTACTGGTATCAATCTCCAACGGGTCAATACCACTTTCACGGACTAACTGTTGGATTGCCGCCGGATTACGCTTATGCAAGTCGATAAGGTTATTCAGCTTGGCTTCTTCGAGCAGCCCCTGATTATCCAGCATTTTAAGAAGTTTCAGGTGTGGTTGCAAACCCTGCATCTTCTTCGTGTAATTGGCGCCCATCTGCATGAGGCGAATTACATCATCTGGGTTATCGAGTTTGATGTCTTTACCGTTAGCCTTGAACGGAGCCATGATGCGCTCGTACTGGGCTTTGTAATCGACTTCCTTGGCCGGCTCATCTTTGACAGGTTCCTTTGCAGGTTCCTGAGCAGCAGGCTTAGCAGGGTCTTTGTTCTCCTGACCGGTAGTCGTTTTGGCAGGCACCTCAGGCTGTTCAGCTTCAGGTTCCTCTACGACTTCAGGTTCCTCAACTTCCGGTTCCTGTGGTTCAGGTTGTTCAGCAGCGGCTTCTGCAGCAGGCTCACTAGGAGCCTGTGCAACCGGTGCATCACTCATATTCATAATGTCGTCATCCGACATATTCAGAATTTCTTCGTCAGTCATGGCACCGGTAGTCATTATTCTTCCTCATGTAGCTCTTGCAGAGTTTCCTGAGCTGCCGTCAAATCACGCTTGGCCATATCACCCTGGCGGATGATGTTGCGCATATACGTGTGAAAACAGCCAATGGCCTGAACCATCAGAAGCACTTCGGAGCGTACCTGAGGGTCGAGGGTAAAATCAGCGCTCAGTCGGGCCAGGCGGCTGGCTTCGTTAACAAGATAACCATCGAGCACCAGCTCTTTGAAATCTTTGTTATCGGCCAACTTGAGTGCCTGCTCACCACGTTTAATGAGAGCCTGAGCTTGTTCAATTGACAATTCAACTTCCTGGATTTGAGACATTGATACCTCTATGGTTAGACTACACGGTTATTTTGTTCGTTAAGATAGTTGTATCCAACTGCTCTTTCAACGTTTTCCTGCGGTACGGTCTTATCTTGTGGCGCCAGGAGAGCCTTAGTCACTTCGAGATTCTGGTTACCCTGGGCCTGAGCCTGGTCTTTTTCCATCTCACGAGCGTGCTTAGTGCCGGTCTCTTGTTCAAGGTAATCCAGGTCTTTCTTATCTGCATCACTCTGAGTCTGACGTGCTTTAGCCTGGTTCAGCTCAATATCGGACTGCAGCTTCGCAATCTCCATCTGAGCCTTCTGCAGCTCAAGCTGTTTCATCTGCTCTGCAAACGGGTCAGGCTCAGGCTTAAAGTTACGGATGTTTTCTGCCAGCGCCGGCATACGTTTCAGGTCAGCAATCTCACCCAGAATCATATTGGTGATGGAGGCATCCATGTTTGGCCCAATGGTCTGCAGCATAAAGCCCAGGTCTTGAGCCTTGGCGTTATCAATCTCTGCAGTGGAGATGTCCACTTCCAGGTCGAACTGACCTTTCAGGTCTTCACGCTCAACCGGTACGAAATCACGGTTAGTGACACGGATGACTTCTTTGTCAGACAGGAAGGCATAGTTCATCGCAATGAGCTTGGCGCCAATGTCTTTCATACCTTTGGCCAGACGGCGGAGGATTGCCATCTCACGTTTGGACGAGGCATCCAGAGCACCACGAATACCGGCCGCTACGTCACCGTAAGCTGAGCCAGAGATACCACCAGCAAATGCCTTCACACCAGTCAGCGATTCAGCCTCTTGGTTCTGGAGCTGCATGATGGTAATAGCCGACTGAGGAATCTCAGGGTACGTGTGATGCACCACACCCATACGTGGGTCGATACCCTGGTTGAACTCATAGTCCTGACCATTGTCGAAACGACGACGGTTGGTCACATCCAGCATTCCCTTGGCAATACCGGTTTGACTGTTCGCACTGCGAGCCATCAAATCGATGGTGCCACGAGTCACTGCACCCAGGATATTCTGGTGTTCTTCCAGCAATTCAGCATCTGCCTCACCATAGAGTGAGCGCTTGACCGGCAGGTAGTTGACCACGATGAACGGGAGCTTCTGGTCTGGGAACGGGTTCTCCTCCATACGGATGAGGACGTTGCCAATCCAGGTAGCCACAATCGGTTTCAGCTTGCCGTCACCTTCCACGTCATACCAGCCCCAATACTCATAGGCCACTACACGACGACGAGGTGTGTCTTTGAAGTTGAAGCTGTCCGGCGTTGAGCTGTCATGGTCAGGCTGGCTGAGCACGCTGGTACTGTCCCAGAGAACTGCATCCAGGTTCTTATACCGGCCATCCTTCAGCAGCTCTGCTTTAGAGGTTTCAAAACTCACCACCGCAAAGTTGGCTTTATCCACGTCACCCTGGCAGGACGGGTCGAAGTAGATATTCTGGTAGCTCAGAATGTCGAGGGTCGGTTCGTTAATCAGAACCTTCTCCACTTCCACCTGCTCACTGCCGGCGGCGACTGCACGGACAGGCTGGCCAGATTGCTGGAAATATTCAGCGGCCGCTTTAATGTCAGGCTGCAGTTCATTCCATCCACGAGGATTAGTGTGCTGCAGTGGCAATACCTGCATCAGCAGTTGAGCCTGCTGTTGCTGAGCCATCGGGTCATTATCCAGGACGTAGCTCCAGACCGGGACTTCCTCAAAGGCAGTCTCTGTCTCACGGCGCCAGCCCACACGAATTACCGCGGTGCCTTCATCGACCACAGTACGAACGTAGTCATCAATGAATTTGATGCGGTTCAGCTTGGTACGGAACTGCCAGTTCAGCAGCAACTCATTCTGCTTCGCAGCATCCTGGTCTTCAAAGGTTACCGGGTAAACGTTGAACAGCTTGTCACTGGAGAGGAATGGTTCCGACAGTGCAGAGTAACGCCACTCCGCCTGGCGGCGGATTAGCTTAGGCTGAACAGAGGAGCGCCCTTTAATCTTCTGAGGCTTGGCCTTTCCCTCGATATTCATGAGGTCTTGCCACTTCTTAATCTTGGTCACCTGAGTCTGCTGGTATGGCTTCGCCGCATCGAGGTCACCCTTCAATGTCAGCAGGTCAGGTTCATTCGCCCAATCCGTGAGTTTCTCCACGGCATTGGCGGTCATGTCAGTTAATTCCATTGGCTTCCCCAGTGAGCTTTCTGTCAGCGTCTATTTGATTGCGGAGATTTTGGATTGTTCTGTCACGCTCTGCAAGAGTTGCCCGGAGTTCTTGAGCCAATTGTCTACCCTCGCTAAGAGTGCTGTCGAGTTTGGCTGCATACTCTGCAAGACGCTTTTGCTCAGCGGCGCTGGCTTGGGACATTGTACGATACTTATCGGCTCGGGCCTCTGACTGGCGCACCCGGTCATCAGCACCGGACTGAGCAGCAGCAATATCAGCATCGTATTGCTCTTTACTGACTTGAGCATTATCGCTCACCTCATTTGATTGAATGGCATGGTTCTGTTCTTTGCCCCGGTTACTTTCGGAAGCACCGACAGCTTTTTTGGCGTCTTCTGCAACAGCCATATTCCATTTGCTGTATACCACAGCTTTGCCGTGTTTGTACCCACCCAGGGAACCAAGAGATAAGCCGACGAGTAATGCCACCAGTACAATTGACCACAGTTGAACTTTCATACGCACCCCATTAAAAAAGCCCACCGAAGTGGGCTTATTTTCTTATTTGCCCGAGAGCAGTTGGTTGAACTTCTCAGCCAGGCCGTTGAAGGCTTCGGTCACCTCCTTCACGGTAGCGCCGGATTTCAGCAGCTCAACTGGCTCAATGCTCGACTTGGCAGATGCCTTGCCGTCAGTTTCACCAGAGGTCTTATCAATCAGCTTGCCCGCTTCAGAGCCGCTACCAGAGCGCAGCAGTTCCAGACCGAACGGAGACACGTAAGCGATACCGCCGGCGTGCAGAGCGATGGAGTCGAAACCTGCACGGTAGAAGTCATCAGGAGTTACCAGCTTAGGCGCTACTTCGTCTTCGCTGATTACCTGGCCTTCTGCGTCTTCATCCTGCTGGACGATTTCACGGGCTTTTTCCTGCACGTCTTCTGCAGTGCCGGCATGTGCAGCATCGGTAGCATTCAGGTCAGAGCCAGTATCGTTTTCCACGATGACTTCTTTACCCTGAGCTTCCTGTGCATCCTTCACAGCAGCCTGTTGTTCTTCAGTTGATTGTTCAGCACTTACTTTTTTGTCAGCCATGTGGCCTCCGTTATTGAACGCGTTCTTTTAACCAACCATAACCAAAGGTTTCCTGGTTCTGGTTGGCTTCCATAATATCCAGGTAGCGTGCTCCCTGAGAGCAGTTCAGCGACTTGATTAGGACGGATTCGCCCTCAGAGCCACGCTTCGCCAGGAATGCTCGTAAGGCATTAAGGCCACGAGGGCCAATCATGCCATCAACAGCCAGGTCAGGATACAGAGTTCCTTTCAGGTTGAAAGCATTAAGCCATCGCTGCAGGAATTTAACTCCTACCGATGGCCCCATGTTCACCCCGATGTCCATGAGCTTGGCAGCAATATTAGCAGATACGGCAGACACTTGGTCTAGCCGAGGGCCGAACCAATAATCAGCCTCGAAGATTTCTACAGCCTGTTCCCGGGAGAGGTTACGCATGTCGCCGGTATAACCGTGGGCACGAGCTACCTTCTGGGTAATGCCCCACTTAGTGGGGCCACCTCTGTCATCCGGGTTATTGACGTAGCCGCCTTCTTTGCCAATTACTTGGTCAATGATTTGCGTCTTGTTCATCGTCTTTCACCACATGTTTTTCGACTGCCTTCTGCCGAACCAATCGGAATGCAATGCCAATGATGGCCATTCCTCTCAGCCACAACTTGGCCGTCTCGGGTAATTGGTCATGAAGCCCTGCAGCAATGACACCGTTATAAATGTCGGGGAAAACCCCGACAATTATGAAGGCCCAAACTGTCGTCAGTTTCCACGCATGTTTCCAGTAGGAGACCAACTCAATCTTTGCCATGGCCTAAGTCCTGCAGACGCTTTTCCATGTTATCAACACGGTAACCCAACAGAGAAATATCACGCTGAGTATCTGTTGCTGTTTTAGCCAGAATACTAACTGTGCTCCGCAACTCAGTAACCGTGTCTTTCAATACACCTACCGTGAAGTAAAGCTGCACCGCAGCCCACAGAATAGGAATCGAAATAGTGATTAACCAGGTGATTGGTAACCGCATCTCAAAGATACGAGTCGGCTGCTGTTGAGTATCTCTTGCTTCCATAATTTTCCCTTAGACGTTCTGATTCGCTGCGTTGATGTCATCAAAGTAGCGGTACATTGCGGCACAAGAGATAGCATATTCCGCCTGCGCCCAGAAGCGATGGTACGTGAATCGTGGCGCCGCAACCGTTGTCGGGTTGTTGATATACGCCTGTACTTCACTCCAACGTGAATCTTCTTTCAGGAAGCTGCGGAGACTAATGAAAGTAGAGGACTGGTTGATTGGGTCACCATTTGGCATGGTGCCTGTGAATTCTGTCGGCACATACACACTATCCGCATAGCGGGTGTAGTCAGCACGAGCTTCAGAGATTCCGATACCGTGGTCATCCTTATAGTTAGTCCAAATGCGGTCGAGCAATTGCTTGGCCACTTTGTACGCATTTCTTGCTGTGAATGATGAGTTCGGAATCACATCATCAAATTTACCCATGAGACGTTTTGCCTGAGCATACGTCGTCAACAGATATGCAGTCGATGCGGCCACCCCTAAGTCAGGACTGTACGTTGCAACTGTGCAGTGCAGGTTCGGGTTAGGCACACTCGAAGCGTTCCAGAAATTAGCATAACTTCCAGTGCCATCCCAGTTCGACGAGGGAATATACTCGTAAACACCCTCTGAATTAGGTCGTGTGGTCGTTTGTCCATCAACTGGCGTAGTGCTAGTCCATGACAAATCCGACGGCACTGAAAAGCTCCCAGACGTAATGGTGATGTTCTTCAGGAACCATACCACCAGGCGGTCAAGGATAATCTCCAGGTTAGGGCGAATCTCTACTGCCAGGGCAGTGTTCTTATTGGCCACTTCCAGGAACAGGTCTGCAGTGCGGCCCTGGCCCCATGACTGGAATCCAGCCCATTTGTTTGATGGCGGGTCATGCCATACCGGCGAGTACGTGTAGACCATGCCATAAAACTTGGCCTTCTCACGGCCATCACTAGGCGTCTCATAACGCGCATTCCATGAGTTGGTGACACCACCAGCAATGGCACCTTCCGGTGACTGGAGCCAACGAATCATTTCAATCTGACGGTAGAGTGAGCTTTTCCAGATGTCACCTGCTGAGGTACTCAGTGGTTTCATGCCGCCGCCACCGGTAGCCAGAGCGTATGCCGTGGACAGTCCCTGGTAACCCTGGTGCGATTCAGAGCAGCCAATACGGTAGCCCCAACTTGCAGACTCACCGGTAGCAGGAACTTCACCACCCCAGGCGCCGTACCAGTTAATCAGGTAATGGCATGAGGCATACGGGTTCGACTGAGTAGCGCCCACCAGGTTATTGCCAATCTGACGGAAGTATTTGTCAAAGAGGTTGTAACGCAGGTAGTCACCCATCTTCATGGCACGGTCAGTCGAGTCAGAGATGACCTCATTTTTACCCTGTTCTGTGGCAAACTTCTTGGCCCAGAATGCCCATTGGATAGCGCGTACTTCAGCATCCGGCGCATTGGTATAGCCCCACTTTTTGCCCCAATCGAATGGTGCATCGGGATACCATTGCTTGCCCTGAGAGAACAGCGGGTCATAGCCATAGATGGAACCACCGTTCTGCCAGTCATTCCAGCATGGGTGTGTCACCGTCTCAAACGAGGACTCCTGCTTACCGCGCTCATAGGTGTTGATGTACACGTTCTTCTTCGAGCCATCACCATTCTTGAAGCCGTAACCACCTTCGACGTCGATAATCCAGTGCATGAGGTACATGCGTGGATTGCCATACGTTGCCATCAGTTCACCGTACAGCGGGTCAAATCCTTTGGCTGCAGTTGGTTCACCCAGTCGTGGGTAGTCAGACGGCAGGTCACCTTCCGCTGTATAGTCAGCAGGAGATTTAGGGTCATAAATACCGACCGGCTGGTTAGTGGCCGACGGCACATAATACTTCTCAATGACATCCCAGGAATTGTTGTAGCCATCCCAGTTGCCAGAGACATACCCTTTCCAGGCTTCCAGACCAACCCAGAACGATGCTGTCTCTGATACCGACTCTCCGCCGTAGTCCGGCGCTTCGTTGATAATCAGGCTGTCGATTGCTGCAATATGCAGTGGAATCACATTCAGCTCAGTGGCTCCGGTCTGTGGGCCGAAGTATTTATTCTCCGGTTTATGCACCGAATCGTAGATGTAGTTGAAGCGAGACAGATACGAGTTCGGGTCACCGGGAATTGTTACCTGGCCACGTTCCTGCAGAATGGTGGCATTGGTCGGGGTCTTCAGCTTCAGATAAAAGTTAGCTGTTTCCCGGGCAGTATCGTCATCACGTAGAGTGACGGTCACTTCTTTAGTGAGTTCCCCTGGTGCAAACGTCAGAGTTCCGGTAACTGAGGTGTAGTCACCGTTGGCAGCTTTAGCTGTGCCGTCAACGGTTTCATAACCAACGGTTACCGTCTCACCATACGCTCGGCTGAGGGTTACCTCAAAAGCGGCAAGACGGGCCATTTGTGCTCCTTAAGCAATAAGATTAGTCAGTAGGTTCAGCTTGACCGTCTGAGGTGTTGTCCAGTCATCCTGCACAAGCCCACCGGTATCACCGCTGTTCGGATTGTAACACCAGTAGGCGAAACTAATCCCCTGCCAGTTACTGTTCGGTCGTTCTGTTCCAGACACAGTGTTGTCCAGGTTCTTGTCGAAGTTCATGTACTTAATGAGCTGAGCCAACCATTGCCGCTCGTAAGTGCTGTGAGGCTTCGTCAGGTTGCCGGAACCATTAATACCAAAGTGGCCACCAAACTCACCTACCCAGAGAGGAGCAATCTTCTCGTAGTAGATGAAGCCCCAATGAGTATCCCACACTGAGGCCAGGTTGTTCGGCCAGTTGGCTGGAGGCGTCTGACCGTCATAAGCAAGCCAGCTCTGTGTCCCAACTGATTGCCCATACTCATGAGGTGAGTAGGCAACTTTGTTAGGCAGAGACAGTTTCACCGGCCGGTCTTTAACTCCCTGTAACTGCCCGCCCCACCAGTAGGACTCGTCATTGTACTGAGCCACGCCCTGGCAGAAGATAATCCAGTTCGGGTTCACAGCATGAATGGCGGCACCGGCCTGCTCCACATAATTGGCCCAGGTTGTCCAGGTCAGGTCATGCGGTTCATTATGCACATCGGCCCCCACGATATTTGGGTAGCTGGCATACCGTTGAGCCAACTTGCTCCAGGTGTCCAACCATTTAGCCAGGGTGTAATCCCCGTCCACTGGATTGCCGATGGTTCCCGTACCAGCTTTACCCCGGTGATGGTCGAGCACGATATACAGTCCAATCTGCTGACAATACTGCACCACCATGTCGATAATCTGCAGCGAGTTCTTGCCCACAAACTCCGGGTTCAAATCCGCATCAAACGACAGGCTGGCCGGTGAAGTGTTGTTCTGCACCTGCTCTCCACAGAACGGCAGACGAATGCAGTTGAAGCCAAAGCTCTTAATCTGGTCAAGGATGTCAGTCCAGCGCCGTGCCCACACACCATGGAACGTATAGTTGGGTGACTCATTCCCGAACCAGTTAACAGACTTCAGCCTGAATGCACCTTCGGCCGGCAGAGCATCTGATGCACCACCTGCCTCTACCCGATAGAACTGGTTGCCCAGGATGGCAATACGGCGGCTGATGCCAGCCGCCTCCTGAACTTCTCCGGTAGCATTGAACACTTTGGCCAGGCCATTAGCCTTAAAGCTCACCGCAATGTTGAATGCGCCGGACGGCATAGACTCGGGAACAGTGATGCGCATATATAGCGTCTCACCCACTTCCAGTGTTGCCTCTGTCATTGCCGACCAGTCACCGTGTGCCTTGCCATACTCAAACTCCAGCCCATTCAGGCTGGAAGGAAGATTGGTCAGATGTGCTTCTGCCGTACCCATTGCTTTAATCATGATGTCAGCAAAGGCGCTTTCGCCCTGCTTAATGGTATCAAGAGTAACGCTGGTTAAATCAGTGGCCCCGTCAGGGTACGCTCTAAGAGCCACTGTTGACTCCCCCGATTTGATTACTCCATCGGAGACAGACAGGGCAGGCAGCACACTGGAAGGGTCAGTGCCCTGGCCAGTAAGCGCAGCAGACTTTGAGGTTGAGTCGTAACTCACCTTCAAGGCTCCCGTCCTGGCGCCCATAGCAGTAGGCTTAAAGCGCACTGCAATGACACACGAGCTTCCGTTACTCAGGCTTGAGCCACAGTTGTTCGTCTGGGTGTAATCCCCTGAGGCCACGATGCTGGCAATCGAGACAGCTTTGCCGGTATCGTTCTTCAGCGTGATGTTTTTTGCCGCAGTAGTCGAGCCAACGTCCATTGCCCCAAAGGACAGTGAAGTCGGAGACATGCTCACCACTTTATCTTCGGGGTCTGGGTCAGGGTCTGTGCCACCGCCGTCATCGCTACCAATGCCGGAACCACTCAGCTCCACGAACTCCATGCCTGCCGCATCCCCGGTGTCGAAGTAAATGCCGCCTGTACGCAGACCATTAGCCCGGGCACGGAAGAAGACCAGCACTTCAATCGAACCGCCTGGCCCAATGGTAATGGGGAACAGTTCAACCAGCGCTGCAGTAAAGTCGCCGACTACCAGAATGTCATTTACCACCAAATCCTTTTGTCCGGTATTGGTGAGGGTGACAGTGTGGCCTTCGGTGACGGAGTTAACTTTGATTTCACCAAAGAAGATTTCTTTTGGATGCAACTCACCTTTGCCACCCCAGCACTGCTTGTGCAGGCCGGGGCAGTTTACCAGGCAGTCATCCTTACGGCTGGAGTGCTCCCAGTCTGTATCAAAGACGGAAGCATCCAGGAAAGGTTTGTCAGCCATTAAGCAGCACCTCCAGATGAGCCTGCAGCAGCTTCTAAGGCTGCGACACGACCAGCCAATGCAGTTAGGTCACTTGCTGTAGCAGCGGCGTCTGCGGTCTGTTTAACGGCCGCTAGAGCGGTCTTCGTTGCAGCAGCATCGGCAGTCTGCTTCACAGTGGCCAAATCCGTCTTCGGTGCCGCGGCGTCTGCCGTTTGCTTTACCTGAGCCAGGTCAGTGCTCGATGCCTTCGCAGCCACATCGGTGGAGAGGGTATCCAGCTTTGCCTTGACCGTAACTTCAGAACCATCAGCATTGGTGTGGCCGACCAGGGTCGAACCCGTCTTCGCCTTCAGGTTCACGCCCAGGCCATCAAAGTTGTACAGCAGGGTGAGTGTCTTGGTGCCGCCGCCGGCAACGGTATACACCGTCGGGGAATTGGCCAGACTCTCATCTGCATGGACAAACACCAGGTCACCGTTCTTCAGCGTCTGCGCAAGCGACGTAGCCGTCGCCTTTGTAGTTGCATGGTAAGAAGCATTCGCCTGCAGGTTTTTGAACAGTTGGTCATAGTCTTCCCAGCTTTTCTCAGTGGTATCCAGGCGTTGAGCCAGTTTATCCAGAGCTTCCTGGACAGTGTTATTGGCCGCTGTGCCAATGGCGCCTGCTCCGCCGGAACCAGCCAGAGTCTGCTTATAGTTAGACAATGCCTTCATGTAAGCATCGACATCAGCCATCAGAGCAACCAGCATTGGCAGGTTGTCAAAGACGACAAGCAACTGAACCAGTTGTGCCTGGACGGCAGCAATCTGGGCCATGTGGTTATCGATGTTCACCAGAGACTCCATGTAAAACGAAGTCTGCTTGATGTACTGCAGGTTGTCGTGAACGTGGCGAACCACGTCGTATGCTGTGCCGATGTACCGGTCTACCAGCCCCGCCTCATTGCGTGGGATATCGAATACGGTGCGCATTAGTTCCAGCCCCATTTGATGGATTTAATATTGGTGTTGGAGATACTGGTGTGAACCAAATCCTTCTCCGTCACCTCGATGCAGATATTCTCGTAGCGTTGCATGTGCTCTACGGCCTTGGCAGAGTTGTCCTGTCCATTCATGTGACTGAACACTTTGTAGGCCACATGCGCTTGCAGTGCTTCTTCCAGGAAGAATGGAATACGAATCTCCTGTTGGAGGTCATCGTCTTTCAGGACTGGATGAGTAGCCTGGTAATGCACGCTGAATACATTGCCGCTGACCGGATGGGTCAACTGGATGCAATCATACTGCGGTGTGAAGATTGCTGCATACTGCTCATTGTCATTTAATGGCAGCACCTTACCCACTTCGTTAAACACCTGAAGCACCTGAATCAAATCGCCAGTGAATGGCTCCATGTCAGAGTCTTCAATGTATTTGCGGTGGGCCGGCTTCTTAGAGCTGACTGCAAACTCCGGGCGCAGATAGTAAAACGTGATGTGGTCATAGCTTCGCAGAACCAGTTCCTTCTGGTTCAGGATGAAGCGGGTGTACAGAGCAACCAGTGACTGGTTGGTATACATGACCAACTTAGGGATGTTGTCGGCGCTGATATAGCCCGCCCCCTCGTTGCCGATGGACAGGTTGCTCAGCTCACCAAACGACAGGTTGCGGAACAGTTCCTCAAGTTTCATAAAACCTCACACTAAGTAGGATGAAATACCGATAACATCATCCGGGCCGTCATCCATATCCCAGTGGTCATCCTTGCGAACCATTGGACTATCTTCGCTTGGTTTCCATGGGTTGAGATACATGAGCATCGAGACGGTATCCAGGCAATCATCATGTTTACTCTTGAAGCCATTGACGGTAACCATCGTTAGCTCAGACATAAATTCGCCGATGATGTTGCTGGTTTTCATCTCTTTTGGGAAGTAAACCTTGCCGGCTTTAAAGAGAGGAACAACAAGTTGGAATCGGCTGTATTTATTGGACACCGGACGAATGCCTGCCTGGGTCTTGCCTTTCTCAATGGCAAAGTTGAACCAGATGTTACGGTTCATCTGCTCGTTGCGGAGCCACTGAATAAATGCACCCTGCTGCCCGGATGTCTCAATGCCTACAGCCTGGGGCTGGTATTCGCTCACCAGACGGAACAGTTCATCAATCGACTTGTCCATCGTCTGGCGGGCGCATACTCCATCCACCCAGAACCAGTCACCGTGGGCATTATAAGCCCAAACAGAAATGACTGAGAAGTCTGCGGTTTCCTTGTCTGAGGTGGCGAAGTCCGTGGTGATGTAGAAGTTAAACTTGCCCTGGTTCTTCAGCAGGTTCTTCCGCTCATACCACTGGATGTCGTCGTCCTGAATAATACGCTCCTCGTCGGACGAGATGCGCAGCATCAGCTCCTGGTTGAATGCCGCCAGCTTCCCGTTCTTCAGGGACGTCTCGTATTCATCGAGGATGAACTCATAGGTGAAGCGGTCTTCCCAGGCTCCCCGGAATTCTTCCCGGCTGCAGGGGAACTTCTCACAAATGGGCCATACGTTGACGTGCCAGCCGCCGGATTCGACTGCCTCATACAGGATGTCGTTCTTGTTGAACGGCGTACCGTTGAAGATGATTTTGCGGCGGGTTGGGTCGAGGGCGTAGTTGACACCCTTGTACACCGTGTCCTTGATGGCTCCCATCGCTGCCTTGGACTTAGCGTCATCATCCGACACCAGGTCATCCAGGATGGCCATGACCGGACGCTTGCCGTAAATCTTCGTACCACGGAGACCGGTCTTCGCACCGAACATCTTGATGCCCAGGCGGTGCCCGTTTCGGTTGGTGAACTCGATGTAGTTGTCCGTGAACTTCGCCTGAGGCAACCAGTGCTGGAGCCAATCGCTGTTGTTGTAGCGGAACTCCAGGTTCTGACGAGCCGACTTCACGCCGTTATCCATGGAGTCCGAGACATAGATAAGCCCGGAGATTTCCCCGAAACCTTCGATGCCCTCGAACACAGCGATGTATGGCGCCAGGTACTCGAACATGAGAGTCGTCTTCCCCAGGCCACGAGAGCAGAGGTTAGCGATTCGTTTTTTCTGGCCGGCAATCTCGTCGAGCATTCGCAGGTGAACCACCGGCGTCTTGTTTGACTCACCTTCCGTGCCGTTTACCAGCTTCACGAAGTTGGTGAAGTTCAGTGAGAACTCCGACGGCTTGTAGTCACCGGCGTTCAGGTAGGCGTAATCTACCTGGTTCAGCCAGTCATCAACTGTCTTTTCTTTCTGCGCTTCCATCAATGGTCACTCCAAGTTTTTGGTGAGCAATATCCTGAGCCGTGAGGCCGGAACCAATAGCTGCCAACTGTTGAGCTGCCAGGCCACTCATCATGTCCTTCAACTCCTTGAGGCCAGAGTTGTCCGACATACCCACTTCCAGAGAGACTTTCTTTGTCTCGGGTTGTTTCAGGTGGGTCAGCAGACTGTTGGCCGCTTCGGCCCGTACCTTAGCCGATACGTCAGGGTCAGTCATGATTTCATACTGAACCATGATGGCTTTCTGGTGAATGTCCTGGTTCAGGACGTGAGTCGGAATAAGCGTCTGCTCCATGATTAGGTTCACGAGCTTGTTCTTATTGTATGCAGCCACATAAGCGGCAATGTCTTTCGTGGTTGCTCCTCTGGCTACCAGGTTCTGGTAACGCTGGGGGAACGTCCGGGTGTAACACTCCTGGTTGTTGTAGCCCATCAGCTTGAAACTGACGTAGGCCACAGCGTTCATGTAGTCCTCCATCTTGTACTTGCCGTCCTTCAGGACAGACGTATACGAGATGAAGTTCTCCCGAATGTTATCCGCAATCAGCGGGTCAACAGGAATCTGGTTCAGTTTGTCTGCCAGGCTCTGCGTAGCATTGGGCTGCAGAGAACCGGGCAATGCTGCTTTAAGCAGGTCAACAGTAATCATTAATGACTCTCTTTTCGTGGTTGTTTGGCTAAATGCTATTATGGCAGGAAGCCTTGTTATACAATAGCTCCGCATCATACTGACTAAAGCCTAAGTGTTAAACGCATTCTCTGAGTGCTTTTAGAACTAACGCCGCGGTAGAGCCGATGTCGATAGTAGCCATAGATAGCTTTTCTTATTCAAGCCACGGGCAGTGCCCCGTACAGCAGACGAGCCTGATAAGCTCCGGCGCCAGAGTTAGCCAGCCCTCTGTTCACAGATGCTGGCGGATTTTCTTTCTTTGGTTTTCCCCTTTTAAAAAATAATTAACTGCAACGTTAAGGATTAGTCATGTCTGAAGTTAAAAATTTCGTAACCGTTACTGAACGTTCTACCAAAGCAATGCTGTCTGCCTCTGCCACCCTGGCTAAAACCATCGGTGAGCTGACCACTCTGGCCAACACCTCTGAGCAAATCGCTCAGGAAATTGGTTTCCGTCAGAATGAGCTGTCTCAGGTTGAAGGCGACTACGACCAGAAGCTGGCTGAAGCCAAAGCTGACCTGCGCATCAAAGTGCTGAACAACGAAGACCAGGTGCTGGGCAATCTGCTGAAAGCACGCGGTCTGGTGACCATCGAACCAGGCGAACTGGATACCCTGCGTGACAACCTGACTGCTGCCGAACACGGCCAGGAAGATGCAATCGCTGCAGCCGTTCAGCAAGCAATGGCTCAGGCCAACCGTGAAATGCAGGCCCGCCTGTCTCAGCAGGAATCTCAGCACAAGGTTGCCATCGCTGAGCTGACTGCAAACAGCCGCGCTAAAGACGACCGCGTAACCATGCTGACCGAACAGCTTGATGCTGCTCGTGCTGACCTGAAGGCAGAGCGCGAAACTCGTCTGGCAATCGCCCAGGCTGAATCTCAGCGTCAGGGTGTTGTGGTCAACGCCGGTAAGTAATAAGCTGGTGACCCTCAGCACAGAGTTCCCCTTCGGGGGAACTCGATGGTGAGAATCGCTACCTTACCGTTGCAGTGAGGCTTGTCGGCCAAGCCTGACCTATAGAGGAGCGGAACCACTACCGCTCGAAACCGACCTCCGGCTTTCACCCGGATGAAATTGTGGGCCTGAGCGTCCGAAGGGAATGTGGCTATCAACCACCTTGAAAGGTTCCCTTAGGCGCAAGCCTGCGCTGGCATCGTACTGCCCAGATAGGATTTCGGTTCTATCTGTCGGTATCTTCACCAGTTTACCCGGGCTGGTTTCAAACGAAGGTATCGACAGATGGAACTGGGTGCATACAGCGGAGCGGCCTTGTGAGAGCAGGGCGTCTGGTGACTCACACATCGGGCGTCATGTTAGGCAGAAGCCCAATGGAAGCTCACGACCATCAATCCTCCCTGCGGGACGAAGTGCGGATAATCCTTCGGGAACCCATACTGAAACGTTCCGCAGGGAGACCACCATGACCATCCTCGATATTCTATTCCTCACCGTTCCCTGCAAGTACAACCGCCAGTACCTCCTCCAGTATTACCTTAATTCAACCGATGAACCCCAGTGCCGTATCTCTTTTGCATGGAGCCTCCATGAACCTGCTATCCCTTTTAGTTACCCAAGTCACAACGTTTGACCGAGGACGTATAGGCCCGACCACACTCGTTGCCCTGGGCAAACGACTGGAGCGGCCGCTGTCTTTCCCGGATACTTACCTGACTCACCGGCTCATCGAAGCCATGCTGGAGAATTACAATGGCAACACTTACGTTGACTGAACTCCTGTACCGGAACCTGTTGCCGCCTGGCGCCGCAACCTATGTTCGACTGCAGCTCATCTATGAAGGGGATACCGGCAAGCTGGGCCTCATGACAGCCCAACGTATGAGACTGCTTCAGCTCATCACCGGGGGTGACAATGCAGCTAATTGAACTCCTGGCTCAACGTCAGCTACTCGACGGAGACACCTTCGGCAAGACATTGTTCGGAGTAGCCTATCGGGAAATGTATCACCAGGATGAACACCTGGGGGTAAAGCTGTACTCCCTACGATTCTTTCTGAGGAACCTTCATGCCCCTTATCGTACTGCTGATGTGCGAAGTGCCGTACCGGCAGACTGGCTTAACCACAAGTCTGTTTTCAATCGTTGACCTGACACTGTTCAATGCGAACGTGCGGGCCGACACCTTTGAACTCCTGGAGATATTCCATGCTCATTACTCAACTGCTGAGCCAAGCTGAAGCGCAGTATGGTTCACTGTTCTTCCTCGTGGCCCGTCGGTACGGAGCCATCCCGAACACACACAAGACGGCCGGCTTCCTCAATACTCTGGCACCAAGCCCGGCGTATTACATTGCCGCCACCCGGGACGCTGACCGACAGAACAACATGCGCAACAGCAGCGCCGATGCAATGGCCTATGCCGTACAGGGGAGACTGCGCCGATGATGCTTATTCAACTGCTGATGGTTCGCCGGTACACCCTGAAGACTGAAAGCATCACCTCTTATCTGACACTGATTGCCCTGGCGCAGACCAGAGAGTTTGACCAGGTAGGCAGAATGTTTAGTAAACGCTTTGCGGTAGAAGAACTGGTGAGGGTGCTCAATGACAATCACTGAGTTGCTGAACCAACGAATGCCGCAGCCGGAATACTGGGAGAACTTTATCTACTTACTGGAAGATGAGTTCTGCTGCATTAAGTCAGTACCCAAAGTCCAACACTTACTGGGCAGACTAACTGGCGAACACCAGAGACCGTCTGCCAAGTTCATTCGTAACCAGTTCAAAAGGAACTTCATGGGATGAGTCTTGCTGAACTTCTGTTGGTTCGTCGGTACGACGTGGGTGACCGGTTCATCGCTATAGGCAATCACATTGCCGGAGAACCGTATGACTGGTTCGATTTATCCTGCACACTACGGAGTATGCTCTATGGCCCTAAGCACCATCCTTCTTAATATCCTGCGCACCGGTGACGCATTCGGCCTGCTGCCGGGAACCATGGCCACTCAGATGGGGCCACGACAACTGTGCAGGAAGTTTATCCGCCACACGCTGCAGGGGTTACCCCATGACGATTAGTGACCTTCTCGCCTGGCACCAACTAGCGGGGAGCGACGGGGTACACCGTAACCTGATGGAAGTCTGTTATCACTCCCTGCACCTGGAGTGGAATCAGATTGACCGGGTGATGCCCCTGCTGGTGGCCTTCTCTGAACGTGCTGATAAGGAGTGGTATTTATGACAATCACCCAACTGCTCTGGTGTCTCGTGCCTGGCAGTGCTGCATCCATTGCTTCTTACTGCTCATATGGGGTACGGGGCAAGGGGCTGACCGGCGGCAACCTGTTGAGGAACATGAACCAATGAAGCTGACTGAACTCATCCTGCTGCGGGTAGAGGGCGGGGAGATGTCTGACATGACCCTGGCCGCTTACTCCTGGATAAACATGTGCCGTGAACAACGGGAGATACGCACCACCTCAATCGTTAAGATAAAAGCCCTATGCAGAACATTGAACCAACAATAAGCATCATCGTCCACATCGCCACGCAGCACGGCAAGCATACCGATATGTATCAGTACCTGTCCGATAAGTACGAGCACGCCGGTAATCGTTTAAAGCTGCGGGCCTTTATCCGCCGTATGACGGGATTCTCCTATGACGCTCTGCGAGCTACTGAACCAAGAACTCCCACTTGAGACAAAGCGTCAGTCCACACTGACTGGCATCTTCTATTGGTCACACCAGGAGTTACGCCGGCGTACCTGGCAAGAAGTCCGAGGGGCTAAGGCCATCCTGGAGCATATAACCAATATGCCCTATTACCGGCCTTCTTAGACCAAACCGTTCTATTGAAAGATTGAACCAACAGGAATCAGGGAATGTCTAACACACCGTGCCTTCCAAAATCCCCAATGAGTATTTCATCTCTACTTACTGTAAGAATGACTGGGTATACCTTAATAGGTTTAGTAGACAGTGATGTCTTAGACTTAAAGATGAGCTACAAGATATATAACCTAGTCCGTATACTGAGTAAGCTATGACTCTATTCAAACTCTTATCTGGAGTATATGTTGAATACTATAGAGACCCAGAGTTCTTAATTAACTTAGCTGTATTAGGAAGTGAAACTCTATTCAATAAGAACTTCACTAACCCTACTTATGACTTCCTCATAGCCATAGAAAAGATTGGTTAGAACATATAGCAAAATTCGCTAGTTATGTTCCACTGTACTATAGGGGCGCTACACTCTCAAAGTGGAGACTACCCCCCCCCATGTTCTACACGCCTAACGGCTATTGTGGCACTCATGCCCACTTAACCTTAGGAGTATTATCATGGCTCGTCGTACAACAGTTGGCTCAGTAACTGGCGCACTCATTGACTCAATGGAAGTAGTCAGCAATGTAGCTGGCACTCTCTCTGATTCAGTAGCACATGTGCGTACAGCAGTAGAAGGCTTAGGCTATAAGGCTCATGTATTCCGTGAGTCAGCAAAGCTGGATGCACAAATCGAACTAGGCAAGATGAAGTCTGACAAGACTCTCGCTGCCAAAGTTGACTTAGCTAAGCAGAAAGCTGAAGTACAACGCTTAATGCAAACAGACAAAGAACTTGCTGCTGTCTGGAATGAA